GGATTACACCTCAGAACGCTTTGCTACTTGCATACGAACTCCAAAAAGCGCAAGATGGCTGGAATCGAACCAGCGACCCGGCAGATTAACTTAATAATCTTATGGCTCTTACCAACTGAGCTACATCTTGCATAAATGACGCATTCCTAGTGAAACCTGCGTCTAGTCACCCTTATTTAGCAATGCACTGCGGAAGGCAAAGGGCTTAACTGCCATAAAGACTACCTATAAAAAAACCCCATAGACGGTAAAGTTTCTGGGGTTCTCAGGTGGATAATTTCTTAACCACCGATTAAACTTACCGTCATGTTTAATCCGTGGTACGTGTATTAAATACATAGGGGTTAGCGGGATATGAATTGTCGCAGTCCTGATTTATTACACGTGCGCTATTATTGCACATCTGAACACAATTTGTCAAATTAAATCTAGTAAATATCTTAAAATTTTGCTACCAATTACTATAGAATATCCCATTAACAATACAATTATTGTTAGCTTTATTCCCATTTTCTCTTTAATACCAAAATAAATTGCTATAAATGTAACGGCAGCGAATAAAATCCAATCCATCACAGTACCCCTCTATCTTGGAGAATCAACAGTATGCATTTTTGCTTTAATTGCAACCTACGCCAAAAGAACCATAAATCAAGAGTTGTTAATATTGTATTAACAGACGCAATTTTTAAGATATGATCTTTTACGTATTTTATATGTTCATCCAGACGCAGATCAATCCACATTAATTCCTCATTAGTTGCCATCAATTACCTCCAGTTCCTAAAAATGTTGCTAAATTAGTGGGGAGATTCTGCATAAACATCATATCAGGATGAGCTAAGTCAGCACCATCCGGCAATCTATAATTGTCTAGTTTTTTATCTATTATTTGAATGATTTTAAGTTTTGGGAATGAATGACCCCTCATTTTAAGTAATCCATATTGCTCCTCAGTCAACACAATATCCCATTGCTTGGTTTCGTGGTTATATCTACGCTTCATGGTATAATCTCTTCCTAAGAATTTCATCAATCCTTTTCTTATATTCTATAAACGCCTGTTCCTTATATGGGTGTGACTTACTATAAACAATAGCATTAATGGTTTTATTATCAGCATGTTTGCAATATAAATAAGATTCCCACCATTCTTTTCCCCGTAGATTAGGCTTCTTATTCACATCAGGTAAAAACCACATGATTCAATCCTTTCTAAATACCATTTTCGCCGCATGGGAAATATGGTTCATTTATCCACCATCTTAACCTTAGCCACCTTCACCCACATGTGCTTATATAGCAATTGCTTAAGCTCGCACCATCGTGCAATAAACAATGCTTCAATCTCAAAATCAGACCCCACATTAAATGTTTCCCACTTATTTTTTTTACCGCTCATTTTTTATTCATCCTTCCACAATTATGGATACTACCATAAAACGCATCTTTTTTAGCCCTCTTACGAGCTAAATATTTACCAATATACCAACCGCCTATCCACCCAAGAATACCTAAAATAATGTAATTAGCGATTATGAATTTTTCAATCATAATAAACCCTCCGTTTTTGCTTGTTCCATTCTATGCGATGCCAGAGATAACATTTCATTTCTGAATGATGGAGTATCAGGAAATCGTCTATATGGAACAAATTGTATTTGCTGTCCATTTACGAATAATTCGGCATCTTCATCAGACATCATCATGCCCATGACAAGCTTCAATTCTTGATTTTCTTTCTTAAACATCTCAATCGTACGTTCTAAATCATACATTTGATCTTTCAATCCAGATATTTCTTTTTCCATATCTATCCGCTGTCTACGTAATATATAGCGCCATCTACGTTTAAATATTTCAATCATTCAATCACCTCAATCATTCCATTAATAAACTCTCGCATTCTATTTTCTACCATGAGTTTAGCGCCCTTAACTGTATCATGTTTATGCCAATGCTTGCCGTTTAGAAGAATCTCTGCAGTATATAGATTAATTTCCCAGACCGTACACCCCAAATCACAAATAATTAATTCGTCATTTAATGGAACCCACTCAAATTTTTTCATTTTAATCATTTTCCTTGTCCTCCAATTCAGTCCTAAACCCATTCTCACGCAGCCATTTATCCGGGTCTTTGATGTCTATCCAACGATTTGGCAGCGATTCCGGTTCAACCTCCAATAAACTCAGCACATGTTCACTCCAGTGCTTCTGAGCAAATTCTTTGCATTTTTCTAAATCGTCACTACTATTTATAAATCGATGTTCACAACTAAATGTTTCATAACAGGGAGAATCATCATAATAAGGATAATCCTTGTAAATATCGTAACCCTCTGGCTCCGTTTTCAAGAATGCATACTTTGCACAATTATCATTGTCTGGAATCCACACAAGTTTCTTAACCTTAATTTCCGGCTTAAGGTCTTTGATCATCTTAATAAGCCGTGCGCATTCATCAAGATTGTTAAAATTATCTCTTGAATCATAATCGCAGCTATCAAGCGTAACCGAATCTTGGATATAATCAATAATTTCTTGTTTAGTTGTCATCATACACCCCTTCATTAATTTCATCAATAATACTCTTTATTCTACAGGCTAATATATCATACACTAAAGCCTCAACGCCATCTTTAGCGACTGCATGAAATTGGCTATACTTTTTGTGTAAATCATAAAGCCTATCTAATAACTTATATTTGTCCAACACTTTTCATCCTCCCATCATCTTGTTTTGTTGCGATTTTTTCTGACAGAGGGGCATCAGTGTCCTTCTGTGAAATAATTATTTTCTCATCAAATAAAATGTTCCTCAATTCTTGTCCGATTATCTTATAAAAGGACCGTAATTTAGAATGTGTTGAACTCCAATCTACATAGAATTCTTCTGCCGATATCTCTGTTATTGGCAATCTAACAAGATGAGTATCAGCTTCCCTTTGAGTAATAACATGTTTGAAAATTTCTTCTAACATATCTTTCCCAATATGTAATTTTAAATCGGACGCATTAAACATTATTTTTCACCCTCCACTCAATCCCCATTTTCGTTAAATAATTCTCCATGTCAATAGCTTTTGACTTGCTATAAATATTCTTACCAAATTTGTCAGATACTCCTAGAAGCACTCTAGTTGTGGGGCTAAGTACATTAAACAAGAACATATCAATTTTTTCCTCTGCCCAACCACGTTTAATCAGTTCGCTTTTAGTTATGCAATCATTTGTTTTGACTGTTTTCATTCAACAACTTTCTAAAAATTGATTATAAAATTTCTGAGCTTTATTTTGAGCCGTTGCCAATCTTCTAGGGGCAGAATGGAAGCTATTTGCAATGAAAAGCCCAAACGTACCGTCGGTATAAGGTATGATCTCAAATTGAATTGTTTCATCACCAATTGTACAAATATCAGCAAAATAACTACCGTTTTGTATTTCCCATTTTAATAATTTCATAATTTCTCCTTTAATCGCTCTATATCGCTTTCACTTTCCCCGGTTGGTACTTTGGTACCACCGTCACCCTCAAAATCAATCCTGGTGGCATCTGGGTGGCTTCCTGACGGTTTTGATTCTAAAGATGCAATCCGTTTTTCTAATCCATCAATTAATTTGAGTAATTCATGATAAACCACTTCTGGAACATACCTGCGAGTTTCCCATAAGTCTCCAAGTCTTATTTTCATCTCAACACCTCACAAGTTTTAATTTTCCTAGCCGTATCATAATATTTTCTTTTTAAAAGACTGAGATACTGTTTTATTTTATTAATTTTTGGTGGTCGAAAATCACAAAAGTTATCTTCTCCAGTCCAGTATATGCCTTTTGTACCCGGTAAACCTATCACTTCAACACCTCACAAATCAACAAAGTCAATCCAAGATTAACCACCAGTATTCCCACGCATATTGCTCCAATTGTTACAAACTCTTTAATTGTCATACTTTTGCCTCTCTTTCATCATACAGGCAGCAATATCATATGCAATACTGGATATATCAGTGAAATTAATGGCTTCTCCGTATATTAGTTCTGAAGTTAATCCCGTCAAAACAGCCATTGCAAACTCATCTAATAACGTTTTCTCTTGTTTAACCGTTGTCATTTCTCACCTCCTGTTGTTGTAATGTGTTGTAAATTTATTTTAACAAATAGCTCAACTTCTTTATTTGCCAATGCTTTAGCCTCTTTTAATGTGTTGGAATTCCCCAAATTATACATAATTGATTGGTCATAATCTACACAAATTCGATAGTAATCATCCTCTTTACCAATTATGATGTCAACCATTAAATCACACCATGTAAATAAATTTGCTGACCAGACGTAAGCACTTTCTTTACGCCATTTTAGTTTTTTCATTCCTTAGTCCTCATTTCTTCTTGTTCAATTATTCGATTCCTACGTTCTGCAACCGCTTGACCATAAATTGGATTTCCTTTGGCGTCTGTAACTTTAGCTGCAAATGGTTGTTTAATAAACGTACCGTTTGTTACTGCAAGTAAAAATGCATTTTCAATATCTAAACCTTCTTGTGCCCATTTATGTGTTTGCATAATAGTTGCCCTTATTTGATGAGGTTGTAAACTTGGTTTTGCCATTGCATAACCTTTAATAGCCATCCATTCATCCTGTTTATATTTTACTCCCTGTTCTTTTGCTAACATTTGCCAGTTTTGAAAAGCTCCTTCTGCAATTTTTCCCAATTGGCGATTTTCCGGTAAAGGGGTAAGGGGATATATAGTATCAGGAACAGTTACAGGAACAGTTACAGGAACAGTTACAGTTGACACTTGTTGACATGTGTTATCATGTGTTGGATTTTGTTCAACACTTTCAACATGTGTTGACACTTGTTGACGTTTGTTAGCACTTGCTTTACCCGCCTGGCTTCTCTTCTGGCGCATATCTTCCCACTTTTCATTCTCTCGATTTAACTGTGATTTAATAGGTTCAAAAACAACTGATAAGAGTAAATCGTCAATTGTATTTTCTATCCCGTTAGCATAATCTAAAATTAATTGGAATAATTTACCCTTTGTTTCGTCCGGTAATTGATCAACTACATTTTTTAAATCTGAATATAATAAAAAAGATTTTTTATTTTGCATCTAAAATCCTTTTGCTCTTTTAATTGGGTCTGATTTAATTGGATCCGATTGATTTAATTTTGCCATTCTTTCTTGATGAGCTTCTTTGGCTTTTTGCATAAGAGTAAATTCTTCTTGCTCACTCTGACATTGAGGACAACCTTTCCAAATAATGTTGCCTGATATAGATTTATGGCACTCATTAACATAATCCATTTTATGTGTATGGCAATAAGCATCTTTTTCTTCAATTAAACCAAATTCAACATTTCCAACACGAGTTAATTTACCGATTGATTCTTTAGTTTCAAAGGGTTTAACCCATCCATCTTTTAATTCTTTCATATTTTATACTCCATAAAATAAAAAACCCCCATAGGTTGAAGGAAGTAAGCAATCAACGAACAGGGGCTAAGAAATGTGCACAGTTTTAATATCTTACTTATACAATAACTGTGCACATGCCGATATTATAACTTATAGGGAAAAGTCCTGTAGGATATTTTCCTCTATCTTATTGTGCATTGCACAACATAAACATTAGAATAAATTTGCACAGTAGGTACACTTATGGTATAGTACGGCATTGAATAGGATAATAAATAGCGACCTTGCATATGTCGGAAATGATGAAAAGATAAAAAATCAATCCTTTTTTCATTAAGGACTCCATTTTTATAGATAATCATTTTGGGTAAAATATGCAGTTTTTGAAAATTATTTTAGGAAAATTTGAAAATGAAATCAGTTGAACAATGTATAAAAGAGAATGATGTTAAATCATTAAAAAAAATCTATGATGAAAATTACATTAATCAATTTCATTATCCTTTTGCTGAATTTATTTTAACCGCAGGGTTTCAAACATATTTAAAAGAAAACCCTAGTATGACTTTATTAGAAATAAGCAAACTTATTGATTTTAGTATTAAGAATGCAACCAAAAAAGAATCCAGAGAATATTATAAAAAAAGATATTGTCGTTATTCAAATTTTGATATTGACAAAAATGAACATGGATGTAGTCCCTTAATATTATGCGTAAATGATTTAACAGCCACTCTGCCAAATAATCCTATCATAGGCGCATTTTATAGCATCCGATTAGGTGAAAATGTAGCCACTGGTGCATTGGTAGCCCCTGATAATTATCCATTTTATGGTGAAGGGATATTTGATGGAAAAACTATTTTAAAAGGTCAATATAATACTCTAACCGCAATATTTAGCGGGAAAGAATGGCTTTTACGTTAACAATTAAGTAATATCAAAGGAGATATGAAATGAGTAAATATGAAGATATGAGACATGCAACAAACTGGCAGAATGCAATACCAATGGCCAAAAGGCGCGAGTATTGCGATTTTTGGCATAAACAATTAGAACTTGGTTTTTGGGCTAAATTAAGCTTATGGTTGAAAGGAAAATTATAGAATGAGTTTTAACATGGAAACTTATTATGAAAAAATAATTGAATATCTTAAAAAATATCCACGAATAAAGCGTTCAGATTTAGAAGCTTTTATTGTTAAGACTTTAAAAGTTAAAGATCCGTACAAAATCATAGTAAAACTAAAAAAGCGTGGATTAATAGTTGAAGATAAGATTATATCACTAAAAAGTGAGTAAAGAATTGCGCTGTCTAGTAGCTTATGGTCATGAGAAGTTAGACGATTTGATGACTATAACTGATATGCAGCGCATCCGTTTTAATAAATAGAGGAGATAAATAACATGGCAATTAAGATAATTAAACCAACACAACCAATATTAACTGAGAACCTGATCATTGTACTTTACGGTTCTCCAGGAGTTGGAAAGACTACGTTAGGGTTTTCTACGAATAAACCATTACTGCTTGATTTCGATTTGGGATGCCAGCGTGCATTGCAGAACATTAAAAAGCATTCTGTGCAAATCAAACAATGGTCTGATATTTCTGACTTATCTAAGGATGATTTAAAGGATCAGGATACCGGAGAAGAATTTAATACAATTGTTATTGATACTGCTGGTAGGTTATTAGAAATAATGGAAACTCAGATTAAAAATGATAATCCTAGATTAATTAATAAAATGAATGGCGGTTTATCATTACCGGGATATGGTCAATTAAATACAATGTTTAAAAGCTTTATGATGAAGCTAAAATCATATGGTAAAGATATAATCTTAATAATGCATGACAAAGAAGATAAAAGCGGTGATACCGTATTTGTCAGACCTGATGCTATAGGTAGTAGTAAGACTGAGATAACAAAAATTGCTGATCTTATGGGGTATGTATCAATGAGCGGTAAAGAACGCCATATTGACTTTAACCCAACCGAGAATCATTTAGGTAAGAACTGCGCTGAAATAGCTGAACAAAAAATACCTAATCTTGTTGAGCATAAAGAATTTTTAGCAGATTTAATTGCATTTACTAAAGATAAGATGAATGCTAAAAGTGAAGAAATGATACAGGCAGAAATTGAATTTGATGAGGCATTGAATCTTATTTGTTTAGCTGAAACTGTCGAAGATTTTAATAAACTTACTGCGCATAAAATGATTGCTGGTAAAACAGGGAATAAGATATTAAGAGTTAAATTAATGGATGAAGCTAAAGCAAATGGCTTTGCTTATCATGTTGAATCAAAGTGTTTTAGTCCTATAGTTCCAACTCCAGAAACCGTAGCACCTCCTGCTGAAACACCAGAGGTTGCGGTATAATGTCTGATTGGCGGAATAATGAATTACCTGAATTACCATTTAATGAAATAATAAAAGATATACCTGAGTATGAAGCAAAATATGCAATTACGAATCATGGTAGAATTTGGAGTTATCCATTAAAAAATACTATAGGTGTCAATCATAACGGTAAATGGTTAAAACCAGCTCTTTCACATCATAAATATTATAGAGTGCATTTATGTATAAATGGAAAATATAAAAGTTATTTTGTTCATAGATTAGTTGCTTATACATATATGAAAAAACCTGTAGATAAAACAGAAATCAATCATATCAATGGAAATAAATTAGATAATAGATTAGAAAATTTAGAATGGTGCACATCTTCCGAGAATCAACAGCATGCTTTTAGGCTTGGATTACAAAAGGGTAGAATAGGCAAAAATAATCCCATAGCAAAAGCAGTCAAATGTATAGAAACTGGTGTGATATATGATACTTTAACGATTGCCGCTCAAAATGTAGGGGGATCAGTATCTCTTCTTTCAAAATGTTGCAGTAAAAAATTTGTTAATAAGACGGCATATGGTTATACTTGGGAGCTAATAAATGTGGAGAAATAGATTTATGCAACCATCAAGAATGGATACGTTTGCTATGTATCTAACCAATGAATACTGGGGTCGTAAAGATGAAGATGGAGAGCTTATTGAATTTACTGATCAACTATTTGTGGATGAATTACTTAAAAAATTTGAGAAAACTCCAGAAATGAAAGCTGGTACGGCATTGCATAAGATTCTTGAGTTAAGTCAATATCAGGAAGAGCTTCACTCCATTATTGGCATAGATGGAGAAATGTATCAGTTTGAATATTGCATAGATGAATCAATTAATATAGTTTTACCTATATTAAGAGAAAAAAAAATCAATAAACAATTCAATGACATAATTGTAAATGGGGTTGTTGATGCTATTAATGCAACAACTATTTGGGATCATAAATTTACCAAGCAAATTAGATATGAAAAATATGCAAATTCATATCAATGGCGTATATATTTATGGATGGAAGGATTAAATACTTTTAAATATAACATCTTTCAAGGTAAAGTATTGCCTTCTACTATCGAGCCAGTAATGAATAACATTAGAATTGATAAATTTGAAGCATTTGACTTTGAGCGATATGCGGGAATGGATAGAGAAATTGAGGATCTCTATACTTATTATTGGGAAATATTAAATAAACTGAAACCATTAATTATTGAAACAGCACATATAAACAATATTATTCTTAAAGGAGAACTATCATAAAAGAGATTATAATAACAGGTCATGCGGGTCGTAATCCAGAAGTTAGGGTTAGCCAAGAGGGTAAAGAATACGCAACATTTTCAGTTGGTGTAAATGTAGGTAAAGATAAAACTGATTGGTGTGACATATCGGTTAGCGGTAAACAAATTGATATGGTGCGTAATTACATTAAGAAAGGCACTAAAGTTTTAATTAGTGGATTTCCTAATACTAAAGCATATTTAAATAAAAACAATCAACCTATGTCTACATTACAAATTTATGCTAGAAACATTGAATTACTTGGCAAAAAAGAAGATCACGAAGATCCTACATATCATCTACCACCAATTGATGAATCTCTGATGGATAATGGATCTTTAGCTTCTGATGATATACCATTTTAATTATGATTAAATATAGAGAACATAGAGGCAGTTTACAAGAAAGTCTTGATACTGCTAGAGAATTTAGTACTTTAAAAGATTGTTTACAGTATATAAAAGGCGCTTATAATGATTTTCCAGGACATAACATAAAAAATATAAAAGACTTTTCAATTGCATATTATGGTTATGATGAGAGGGTTCATCAGGAACTATATAGGGTATATTGCCATTCAGAACTTCCATTTATTCTTGGGTTTATTTATGAGGAAACAGAATGATTTATGCAGAGTATGAAGAACAGAAACAGCTAATCAAATGGTGGCGTGATTTAAAAACTATCAAAAAAATACCATCACACTATCATCTGATTTGTACTGATACAGCAGCAAAGCGCACTATTGGACAGCAAATTAGATATAAAGCCATAGGTGGTGAATCCGGTACACCTGATTTGTTTTTAGCATTACCGGGAGTAATTTATGATAAAAACTGCTATGGCTTATGGATCGAGATGAAAAAGCCAGATGTCAAATCTAAAACTGGAAAAGGAAAAGGTGGTGTAAGCGCCGCGCAAAAGAAAATATTATGTGATTTGAGAGATATTGGTTATGGAATTGTAGTCTGTTATTCTGCAATTGAAGCACAAAAAATAATTAATGACTATTTGGGAATGAAATTAATATGATGAACAAACAATGTCCAAAATGTAATCAATGGGTAGCTACCTATAATAATAACTATATTTTAAAGCATTCTGGATGCAATTATGGACAAAATGAAGATGATATAGCTTCAACTATTACTCAAATAGCTATAGCAGAAGAAGTAATGTCGCTTTTTGATGATTCTTCATCTTCTGTAGATTCAAGCTGTAGCTCAGACACTTCTTCCTCTGATATTGGTGGTGGTGGTGATTTTGGTGGCGGAGGAACTTCAAGTGATTGGTAATAGAGAATATAAAGAGTTAATCGAAAAATTAAATAAATTACCAAAAGGTTTTCATGTAATTAACAATATTGAATTCATAAAAATATCCCTCAGTGGTACTTCTATCGGACATGGCTATCATGAAAATTATACGAATTTTAATATAGTGTTAAAAGATGGAAGCATTCATTATATACCAGATGAAATTAATGATCATTGTTATAGTTTAGAAACATTATTCCCATTAGCAAAAATATTTAACATAAAAGTATATGGTTGGAAATGGGCTTGGGAAAGATATTCACCTATGGATGAAGATTATGCTCATGGGGAATATTTTACTGTAAATGAAGAATTTAACCAAAATCATTTAGGTCATATCACGAATAAATTAATAAGTAAAGAATTTGTTGAATACTAAATAGTTTTACCGGCTTGTAAATCTTGCCAAGTTAAGCCATTAGTGTATTGTAAGTGTGGACGATCTTTGAATGATTTCCAGTCGCCGCCCCATTCCAAGCCGCAACTAACCCCAAGTTTTCCACAAAGCAAAAATAGTAAATCATCATTATACTGCGCTTTATTATCATATATGGGAGCAAAATCAAAGGCTAATCTATAGTTATGAATAGACTGTCCGGGTTTTGCATCAGTAACTTTTTTACCCAAAGGGCGTCCTTGACTATATAATTTTGCTTGCGCTTCATTATCTCTGTATGTACTAGTAATTGTGATAGTAATCCCAGAATCCTTACATTTTGCAATAAAGGCATTGCACATTTTCTGTACTACAGGATTAAGTTGATCTATTGCACGAGAATCTACCATTGATATGACCCATTAATTAAGTTTATATATGAGACTGCCGCTGGGTAATATTTCATAAATTGTAATAATCCATTAGAAATTAACGGTGCAATTGAATCACTGGATTGGTATTGTTCCGAAAAATCCAATGTTCCGCAGGAGGTCAAACATAATAACAATATTATGGATATTTTCATAGATAACTATTTTTTAAATAAAGCAGCAATAATACCAACAATCGCTACTCCTAATGCACTTACTACAGCATCATTGTGCACCAAATTAGTTATTAAATCCTTAGCTGCACCCAATAAGATAAATTGAATAAATTCCACAAATTCTTTATTATGAAATAAGTCCAAATATACTACAGTTAATCCAAATACTAAAAAAATCCTAAATGAAGACTTTGGCCAATGATCTTTAAACCATGCTAATATTTTACTCATCAACTAGCTTTCAATTGACTTTTAACGCCAGCTAATTCAGCCTTTAAGGCACTAATTTCTTTATCATGAGATCGCGTATCATGTTTGATTTCGCCTATATCTTTTGCAACGGAGGACATTTGCATACCATATTTACTTAATTCTACCTGCATATTATGTTGAGAATTAGATACATTTTTAGTTTCAGTAATCACGGTATCCAATTTTTGTTCATTATTTTTACTGGCTTGTTGTAATCTAATATATCCTACGATTATTGCAACTAGAGAAGCTACGATACTAAAATGATTTATAAAAAACTGTTCTACCTCTTGCATTTATTCATGCTCCAATAAATTATCGCCCATATCAAAACGTATGCTATCATTGCAATATCAATCCCGATAAAAAGCAATTGTAGCGCCGTAGGTTCGATAATATAATCTCTATAATCTTCTAACGTATAATAGCCATTTCGCCAAGTAAGGAAAAAAGCTATTAGCGCCATCTTAGGATTAAAGGACTTATCAAATTCAACTAGAATTTTACTAATAAAATAAATCGACAAAAAAGCAGTTGCCATATTTATAGGGGTAAATATCCAAGCTAGTATAAAACTTGTCACACCTTCTTTAGTCACAAATGTACCAAGCGCATTAGTTTGAATTGTCCACCTAAGACAGGCGTACCAAAAAAATAGACTCCATCCAAGAAGTGCATACAATTCTTTTTTAGTATATTTAAATTTTAACAATTAACTATTCCTAATTAAACGGGATCTGGATATAAACTACTCTCACTAACCACTCGCCATCCAGTCATACCATCACTCACAACGCCAACAACGGTTGTATTAGTTACTGAGCCAGCCGGAGTATAGGGAGTTGCCGTTAGATAGTTTAGTTTATAACCGGTAAGAACCTCTATTGAACCGGGTGTAAGTCCAGCAGGGAATTCAATATAAACAGGCAATCCCATTCGTACGCCCGGTCCATCAGCTTCAGGTAGTATGATAGTTTGACCAAGTGCAGTTACACGAATAAATCCATGAAAAGGCAACGCATAGGAACTCTCAGCGGTAGTCAATGTGCTATACGAAGTTATCGCACCAGCAGCAAGCTTTTGAAGCGCCTCAAAAATTGTATCTGTCTCAAGAATTGGCACTGCATTTGCGTAGAATATATAAAATCCGGGAAGTAATTTATTTAAAATAGCAGCAGTAGTTGCTAGAGTTGTAGAGCTATCAGAACCAAGAGGTGTGGGTGCTGTTGGTGTACCTGTAAAAGCTGGGCTATCTACAGTAGCTCGATCGTTAATCTGAGTTTGAATATCAGAGGTTACATTAGCTAAATAGCCAAGTGTTGTAGACGTATTAGTGCCAGGACTTAAATGTGCCGGGTCTGCAAACCCATCAGATTCAATTCCATACACCCCATCCGCTATATTTTTTCCGCCATTAAATGACATCATTTATCACCTTTTTAATATTATACAAGATACCATGTAATCCCATTACTTTGAGCACTTTGCGAATTATGAGCACCATGAATTGCAAAAGTACCATTTAATGTACCATCTAATGATTCCCCAACAGGAACCGCTAATGTACCTAGAATTGCTCCAGTCCCCATTTTAAGAGTATATGTTGTCACGCCCGGGATTACGCCCGTAGCATTTGCCGCAGGCAATGTACCGATTTTATTATTAGAATCCATAATCACTAATGTTTCAGAAGCTAAAAATTGATGATTTGCAGAAACATTAATAGAACCATATGCCGTAGGGGCTGTACCAGCCAATTTTTGAATTGCTTGTAATATAGTATCCGCAGCAGTTACAGTGCCTGAAACAGCAATAAGTCCAGTTAATATTTGATTAATAATTGATATTGTCTTTGCTGCACCTTTTGAGTCAATAGACTGTATAGCTGTTCCTTCTATTCCTATAGAAGGTTGCGCCGAAGTATAATCAGCCAAAATACTCATATTAATTCCTTAAATAATTATGATCTGTTTAACTACCGCACCTGCTGGAATTGTAGGAGCTGGTAAAGGGGTTAATTGTCCAGTGCTATTGTCTATACTATATTGACCAATCAATGCGTCTGCGGTAATTGACACATATAAGAATTTATTATTTGGTGAAATTCTTAAATTTCCCGGATTAGTCCCTGATATAGAAGCTGGAGTTTGTAGAATTAATTGTCCAGTAGTAGTATTGATAATATAGCATCCTATAGTTGCATCATTGACATTTATTACATAACCAAATAATCCATTAGGTGTTATTGTAAAATTAAGAGGACCGGAGCCAGTTCCGATTATTAGAGGTGTTAAAAGAGTTAATTGTCCCGTAACGCTATCTATGCTATATGGACTAATCGTATTATCATTATGATTTGTTACATAAGCAAATTCACCAGAAGGGTGTACGGTTATACTAATTGGTTCATTCCCAGCCCCAATTGTTGGCGTACCTAAAGGTGTCAATAATCCAGTAATGACGTCTATGCTAAATTGTCGCACTTCATTAAGAGTAATATCAGTAACATATAAAAACTTGCCATTAGGTGTTATTGCCATTTGCCACGGGAATGTACCAGCGGGTATACTTGCTGGAGTCAATGGTGATAATATTCCAGTAGCACTATTTACACTAAACATATGCAAATCTGAACCAACTGTTACTACATATACAAATTTCCCACTTGGGTGCATGGCAATATAGAACGGGACTGGCACTGATATTGTTGGCGTGGTTAAGGGAACCAATTGCCCTGTAATTATATTCGTACCATACATTTGAATTATATTAGAGCCGCCACTCGGAATATAAACAAATTCTCCATTAGGGGTAGATATCATGTCTTCGGCAGATGCGTCAGCAGCTATGGGTATTGTTGCCGGAGATAGATTAGCTAATTGTCCCGTAATACTATTTATCCGATATTGATTAACTGTATTATCATCCCTATTAACACAATACGCATATACTGATGATGCAGGATACGTGCCTATGGCATTAGTAATACCATCCAATGTTAATGAAATATCAGGTGCAGGTAATGCGGTTAAATCATAGCAAATATATCCTGTAATTACTGGATTATCGCTATTAAATGATCGGCTATTGCGCGTGCAAACAAATGTGAAATCAGTCGAACCATACAACAATCCACCGGTCAATCTAAAAGTAACTGCAATATATGGGTTTGGAGTAGTTGATCTATAATGTGCAAAAAATGTAAGGTATTGGCTTAGATTAGATTCCGTGATAATTCCAGCGGAATCATTTACTGTACTAATTTTAACAGCCGGCCGCGATAAGAAATTATAGTTATTCACGCAAAGTTGGAATAATATAGTCAATTGATTGCCAGTTACATCATCAATAATATCTAACGTATAGGACCCGCTAGTATCTAAAATTGGAGCTGCCGCGATTATTATATCTGTAGTTGTGTTAATTCCTGTGGTAAAAGTACCGTTTTGAGTTTCTGCCGCAACACCACCACTGATAAGAGCATTAATTTGCGCTTGAATGTCAGAGGTTACATTCGCCAGATAACCTAATTTTGTTGATGTAATAGTACCTGGCGCTAAAATTGACGGATCAGCAAATCCATCAGCCTCTAATCCATATACCCCACCTGGCTCATTTTTTGGATCCCATGACATGATTTATTTCCTTAAATTGTTAAATTGTTATTTAATTAACCAACCATGAACTGGATCGATGTAGAATACTTTGGTAGCGTATGCGCCCGTAATACTTATAGCACTAGCACTTTCATTAATAGTATCGCCGGTATCTGGAACAATTGAAGAAATCGCTATATTTAAATTGGTGATAGTGATTTCCGCAAAAGCTCCCCATGCCGCCAATACAGCACTACTTGATGGCAATGTTATAGTCAAAACAGTCGTACCGACCGCTACATAATTTGTATCAACGGCTATTTGACCAGATGAATTAATTGTAGCGCCTTGTTTGTGGATTAAGACTATTGGGGCAGTCGGTGTGGTATTATCTATCGCTATACCTTGGAGTCCGGTAATTGAAGTAATAGCGCTTGCGGCATTACCGGCTATTTTTCCAATAGCCTGTACTACTGTATCCGTATTACTTACTGTTCCAGGAGTGGCCGTAAAGCTAGTTAATACCTGATCTATAACTACCATTAAATTTTGAAGTCCATTGCTATCAATAAACTGTACTGCACTTCCGGCAGTTAGAGTTCTAGGCTGAACAGGATTACTGTTAGCATTCGGTAAAGTAAATATATGAGAACCCGTCAATGTTGCCATTGTCCAAGTCATTGTATTTGTTGTACCGGTTACTAAAAAATTCGTATTAGCAGAAAGAGTTTCGCTAGTGAATCCCGGAGTCAATGAAGTGGAAAATATATTACCAATTAATACCATATTAGTACCAGCAGCATATGAATTTTGTTGTTGTTGATATGTGATAGCAGTAACATCAATTGTACCGGTAGGATTATTGGTATTAATCCAGGCAGTATTGCCAAACGTTGAACCGCCAGCATTGACATAAATCCTGCTACCCACAACCTCAGCCCATGTACTCATGGTTGAAAGGCGAGTTAATGGTGTTGCTGCGCCGTTATAAGTATACAATCCACCTTCTGAGGCGGTCGTTTGACTACCACCGGAAGCGGCTGGTAGTAAAAACACTATATCGCCATTACTAGGAGTTATACCATCCCAGTTTGTTGCTCCAGGAGTTGCAATAGTTTTATTGGCAGTTGCGATGGCCAAGCATTCAAAATTAACGTAACCGCTAATAATGTTATTAATCTGAGTTTGAATGTCGCTAGTAACGTTAGTTAAATAGCCGAATTTTGTAGACGTTACAGTATTTGGTAAAATATTAAGAGGATCTAATCCGATAATTTTTAAATCTGAAGTTGGACCACTTGGATTGGTTATATCTATTGAACTGTCAGAACTTGTAAGACCAGTAATTCCACCTCCGCTACCGCCAGCATCTGCAAATAATGTCCATAACGAACTTACACCAGGTACTGCACCAATTGGAGGATTTAAACCACCATTATAATTAGCAATATATACGTCTCCGCTATATACCACGGTTGGAGATAAATAAGATAATGGACTTATACCAGTTAATGGCTTAACTGCATATTGTATAGCACCATTCCATGTACCTAAAAAGCTTGGAACTAAAGATAAACTCATGAATATTCATCCTAAAAGATTATTTATTCATGAATTGTAGCAAAATCACTTAGAAAAACACTGGACAAAATAAATTAATTTATAATAAAAACTCCGGTTTCAATGGAAGAGCAAGCTCATAATCTCGCGATTCTTTAATATTCATTATTTCAAGCAATTCATCTAGATATTTACCCAATTCTAGTTGTTGGTCATGTGATAATTTACTAAATTGATGACGGTCAAGATTACCGGCTTGATAAGCTTGTCTTGCTTGTGCAATTGCAGCGTTATTAACTCTATCAAGAATAGCTTTAACGTCAGGAATCCATGAGTTTGTAGCCTCATCCCAAATTGTATCTTTATCGCGAATCTGAAGATTGCCATTTGCATCTTTATAGATTATTTGATCTTTGTTATGTCTTGCGTCATGATAAATATTGTAATCTTCTTCAGTGAGTTCTTTCCAAAAAATAATATTTTCTCCTGACGCAAGATAGACTTTATTATCCACTCCTATTTGATAAGCATATTTCATATTTTTATTCCTTTATTTGTATGTTATAAAAAATTGTATCGCAGTAACAGATGCGGATCCAATATTTAATTCAAAAATCAAATTAGCTGGAGCAGCACTTCGCACCGCTATAGCTACAATACCAACGTTATCAAAAACCGTTATTACACCCTTTATGGTCAAACTGGGAGCTGTAGTTATTATTCCCGCTGCAGCTAAATCTATGGTTAAATCATAAGTACCTGGCGGAAGGGTTGTTGTATTAGCATACCCCTCTATTAATATTCCATTAATTCCCGGGAAAGTTCCACTATAGCTAGTACAAAGTAAAACCCAAGCATTTCCGCCACTATCGGTTACAGAAAATGCCAATGTTCCCGATAAATCACCTAACATAGCTAACGCATTGGTGTCTGTAAAGGATGTATCTCCTGGCGCACAATTCAACATATGCCACCGTTTGGTGCTATATCCAGCCGCCAAAACAGGATTTTGACTTCCCCCATTTGCCTGTAAAATGGCAATATGAGTTTCACCTGGTATGCTACTGTCTGCAACTTCTGAATATAATCCTAAATTATAAGTATTAGGTAAAGTACTTGTTTGTCGACTAAGAAAAACAAAAGGACCCAATCCATTTCTAACAAAGGAACCATTTTGAGCGCAACCAAATAATCCAGTAACATCTAAATTTCCACCAACTACCACATTATTAGTAACAGATAATCCACCAGCGCCAATAATTGAAACTAATCCAGCAATATCGGTAATATCAGGAAATGGATTACCTATTATATATCCATAATTAAATGCACAATATCCATCAACATGAATTGTATAATTTGTTCCATCTGTTGTTGTAATTGCAAATAATGGATTATATAATAAAGGGTTAGACTGTGCTGCTATTTGAGCTAATGTCATTGCAGTTGGCGAAATAATTACATTAGTTGAAGTTGTAAATGGGTCAGTAGGTGTATTGAAACTTAATACTGCAACCACATAATATTGTGTAGCTGATATTGGACATGTAATTGTTGCAAATCCTACATTTGTAAAATATGCATAACATGGTTTAATAGAAGTATCCGTGGTTAAATTAGTTGCTTGATCTAAAAATCTAATTACACCACCAGCAAAAGAAAAAATATTGCTAGTGCCTACTTGATCAAATTTATTAACAATGTTACCAATTCCACTACAAATCGAACCTTGTGTAGCGGTTAAGTTTGGAAAAAATGCACTTAATTGTGCAGACATTGTTGCATAAAATAAGTCCATATTATTTGCATTGACATTTTCAAGATTAGCATAACCTTGAATCGTAAAATTACTCATTATATCCTTTCTAATACTAAAAAGTATTATATCATAAGTTATGAAATATTTATAAGATAACTATTTTGAACATTTCCTAAATAAGTATTTAAAATTAAATTACCCGTATTATTTAAAATTAATATTTCATTTGTACCATTATATGTAGGGCTTAATAATGTAGAAAATGGATAATATTCATTCCATAATAATGTTACATTATTTGCATAATATTGCATTAATGATGCTAGATTAATTATTGGAACAGACGGTGTTGTTGTAATAGTTATTACGGTGTAAGGACTATTAGCTAATAAAAGATTATTTGGAACGGGCAATCCAGGAGTTGAGGGTATCAAATCCATTTGATTTCCAATATTATCTTCTACTCTAAGTGTATAATCTGTAATATCAATATCAGTTAATGGCCCAGAATATCCCAATGCTTGTGCTAATATATTCGGATTATAAGCTATACAAGCGACATTATTTTGTCTTGGATCTTTCCAATAAGTATCATTTATATTAGTAAGGCCTAAATCAGTAAATGTATAATTATAATATACATTTATTAACATGCTTGCTCTAGTGATTCTTCTAATAAATTTATTTAATTCTAATTGAAATTCATCAGATAATGTATTTCCATCTATGATAAATACTGATATTGTAAAACTATTTACTCCTGGAAAGTCACTTCCATTATTAAAAATGGAATGACCTAATGAATTTATATTTAATATAAAAGCCCCTGGCACATTTACATTATCTTCACCAATTAAAACATATTTTTGTATACCTAATCTAAAATAAATATATTTAGAAATATTTAATGCTTCAAAATATGCATTTGTATTATTATTAATTGTAGTTTGATAAAATAAAGTTAATAAGCTATTATAATCAGTAATAAAGCCAGCTGTTTTTTGTAAATAAAGTTGATTAGTTCCAGTTAAAAACTGTTCCCACGCTGGATTTCCACTTGATGGATAAATAGAACCTACAGCCGTATTTATATCTATAAAAGCCGGGGTCTCTGAATTTTGAAAAAGAGTTTTTAATATTGAATTATCATATAATTGTAATAATGTGGTTACAATAGCGTTTGTTTTAAGATAAACATTAACATCATAAATTTTAGTTCCATCAGCTAACAAAGTATATTGTTTTTCAGTATATACATTTTTAGGTAAATAACTTCTATAATTTCTATATAATATTGTTTTATCAATTATTGGCAATGGCTGTACAAAACAAAAAGAAAAATATTGAGGCGGATTACTAGCATACGTAACCTTTAAATATAAAGTTATATTTTGATTTGTTCCTGTAACGGTTACAGCTCCAGTTGCAGTAGGAATATAATTAGTAAAAAGCGTAGCACCTGAAGTTGGTGATATTATTTCAATAGTACAACTTAAGGTCACATTTGTTAAAACACCTACATTATCAATCCATCCGATTTGAAATGGAGAATATTGTCCTATATAGGCAGGATTAGGAAATAAGTAAAAAACTAATGTATTCATTTATGGCTGACTATTATCTTTAACATTTAAAATTGTATAATCTACATCATATACTAAATAAGCTTCCCAAGAAGAACCAACTACTTTAAAAATAGTTGAAGATTCAAGACTTGGAACGGCTATATAATCTGGTGTGGGATTTGATGAACCACCTGGAAAATATTCTATTTGTAATGCAATTAATATTGAAGCAAAATTTCCTTGAAAATTTCCATTATTAGCTAATCCCTGTTGCATTATATTTTCAATATCACTAATTATTAAAAATTGATTAGCCGGATTGGGATTTAATACAACAGAAGTTCCCCCTAAAGGTGCTCTTAAAATTCCACGTCTAAATTCTCTTTTAATTAAATTCTCTACCGTAATATAACCCGGAGAAGGTAAATCTGGTAAAGTTAATTGAGTAGCTAAGGTTAATCCTGGACTTAAAGATACTTTAATATCGAAATATGTACCCACCACTGTAGTATCAACAACTCTTGCAGATGGCATACTATTACTAAATTCATAAGTTATTACAGTAAGTACAAATGGATTATCATTTTCAGGTTTAACACCATCTATATAAGTTTGAACATTTTCCACATCTAGATCAGGGGTAGTTCTATTTACGGGTGCTGGAGTTTGATTAAATCCATTACTAATATTACCATCAACATAATAATCAGTATTTGAGTTTCCAGATAATACTATCGGAAATAAAATATTATTATTACCAATACTATTTGTTTGAATAATAGTAGCTTGTGTTACATTGGATGAACCCAAAAAACACCATCCAATGTAATCTCCATCACTACCACCACCTCTAGGGTTTTGAGCAAAATCAAATATTCTTAATGCAAATTGTTGATCATTTTCTATGTCAGAACCTGCAATCATATTCCCAGTTACTGTTGCTGTACTAACTAAAATACTTGTAGGTACTGTAAATGGTGTGGCAAAAGTTAAAATATCTCCCGCTGGACTTTCTGTACCCGTTCCTAATAAAACGGACATAATTGGTAGCGTTATAGTATTAACAATTGTCAATGTAGGAATAATTACATCTCGTGTAGTTTTATATTGATTATTAGTTACACTACTTTGTAATAATGTTCCTTCTAAAATAGTATAGCTCGCTGATGATGTTCCAACAGCAATTAATGTAACAGTTCCCAATGATGGCAAAGCCCCCATTCTTGGGGTCATCCCTAAATCTGCCGCATGTTTATCTAAATAAGTACTATTAGAACTAGCTGGAAATATATTATTATAAAATAATTGAATGTCTTGGACTATATTTGCAGCTATTTGTGAAGCGCCATTTCCAACAAAATAAAAATCTCCTCCAGGTATAGAGGGAACTAAATTAGGATTCAATGATGTTATTGAATTAAAAAATACCTGCAAAAATTGCACTTGACTTTGTGGTAAAATATTACCCATTTAAAGCCCCTTTTATAAAATCTATTGGCAATTCATATGTAATTTTATTAGTATCAGTAATAAAACAAATAAGTTCAATTAAATTACCCGTAATTAATGGAACCTTTATAGAAATAGCTAATGCTCTTCCTTGATCTATCATTGGTTGTAATGCATTGCTTTGCATTGTAGTAATAGCGGATTCAGTTAAAATCCCCCGTGTATTTATTTTTAAAATCAATTCATTACCAAATAATGGATTAAAAGCATAAGTACCTAATGGTGTATTTGATCTAGTATATGCCTCAGTAAGTAATGCATTTTTTTGTATTAACAATCCATTTTGTGCAATATAATCTTGTGTTTCTGCTTTAATAAAGGTAGCTAATAATGTCATGTTAATACCTCACCATTAATATTGATATACATTTTTGATGGTGTTGTATTAATAAAAGTATAATCATTAGTAAATCTACTAGTCTCCGTATATGAATTTTGAGGTTGATTCGGAGGTGTAGTTGTACTTCCAGTAACAGGATGAGTATGTAAATTATATGTACTTACCATAGTATTCACTGCCGCCTCTAAAGCCCTAATTTCTTTCATAATATCTATTAAAATTAATACAATATTTTCACTAATTGGTAATATGGTTGTTATAACTGCATCAGCATTATTGGTAAATGTACTAATAAGAGCATCTAATTTTGCTTTAAGAGTAAAATTACCAGCACTGAATATACCAGATTCACCTTTAACCATTTCTGACATATTGCTGTCTTTAGGTAAAGAGTTAGTATATCCCGCTATACCAATAGCATTATAAGCGCTTGTGCCAAGATATATGCCATTAGCATTATCATCTGGCATGCTTATAAATCCATATGGAGATAATATCGGCACATCGGATTTAACATATCCATCAATAGTGTTATAATTAACAGATACCGTTACAGCCGCAGAAGTACTATTCTCACTCGGAGTAAAATTTAATTTAGGACTAAAAGTATAACAGTTATAAAAGCCACTCATATCTGCTCCACACTATCGCACCATAATGCTGTAAATACATAAGGCTTACATAAATTAAGTGTCGTCACCGATCCATTAGCTCCCCAATGAAGATTAAATCCATAACAAAATAATTCTACTTGACCATCAAAATTATTATTATTGACAACTGGCATTTTTACCATTTGATTTAATGGTAATTGTCTAAATCTACCTAATTCTGTACTGTAAGTAGAAACTGTAGCCATATTTATATCTACTAATAAATCCTCAAATAAACTTTCTGCTAATTTCCTACTCGCATATAATGACATTAAATATTTGACAAAATCAAGTTTAGCATTTATATTAGTAATATGTGAATTTTTATTATCTATATTTAATACTGATATCATTCCAGTAACGCCATTTACCATATTAATTGCAGTATTAAGTATACCACTATTTTGCAGTATTGCATTACCATCAAATGCCTCAATATCAAAAATAGTTTGTAATCCTAATGTACTTTGAACCATATCATAAGCACGTGGAAATAAATTTTGTGGAGGAGTAGCTATACTAAATGCTGAATTAGATTGAGTAGAATTTGGATTGGATTGATTAAATTCAGTAAATAATTGATTAAATGTGCAATATGCTCTATTTTGTATTAATGCAGTATTTTTAATATTTTTAATACCCAACAATGGAATTGAATTAGGATCACCAAATAAATCAACTTTCCAATTTTCTGTTTCATCAAAAAATGTACTAAGTGGAGTAATAATAAAATCACCCTTAGGATCAACATAAAATACACGCTGATAAGGGTATAAAATTTGTAATATACAATCTAATTTAGTTCCCGTAGGAACTGTTATAGCAAATACCCAAGAATCAGCATTAATTGCACTTCCTTTAGTGAGACTTGGATTATTTGGATCAGGTTTACCTATTGCAATTTGTTCTGAAATTCCATCTGTTACGCCGCCAAAATATTGAGTTTCTGAAATTGTTTGATTAATATAAGTTTCATTTAATAATTTACTTAATAAATCATCAAATTGAATATTTGTAGGCGCTATACTTGTAAGAGTTAATCCATTAATTATTTGATCTGATTGAGTTTGTACCATTTGACTACGTTGTAATATATTTGGTAAATATCCAGCGGTAAAGGTTATTTTTGTTCCAGATAAATCAGAATCTATTTCAGGAGTTTCTATAGAACCCACAAATAACGGTTGAAGTCCCGCTGATTCTGGTGTAAAATAATAAACTCTAATTATATCATTAGCTCTAAATAAATCACAAAATGGACTAGCAAATAAATTTTTACCATTTCCAGAATTTATAACAAGAGAAAATCCAACTCTACCGACTGGATTAAAAATATTACCTGATACAAAAAATTCTGTAAATATAATTGGATTATAATTATCTAATGAATTAATGCTACTATCAGAATTTGTTCCATTTGGATAATAATAAACTGGATTTCCATTATCATATAAAAATGTTCTTTGTTGTGTTCCTGATATTTCAAAATCTATTGAATCCACACGCTGAATGCCACCTAATGTTAAAAACTTTCCATTAATTGGATCACCATTTGTTATAATGGGTTCTATAGTTATATGATATATAATTTGCGTTGGGTTCATAATGCCCCAGCAGTATTAGGATTGGTAGATAATGGTAATCTTAATGATGTATGTTTAGCTATAAAATTGGTACTAAAAATTACTGATTGATTTAATTTAAGAATCGTACTACTTTGAGTATTATAATTAAGATTATTTAAAAAACATATATCAAATAAATTTGTATCATATGGCGTGGTATATAATTTAGTAGAACCATAAAAACTATTTAATAATGCCAATGCTAATCCATTAATTTGTGATTGTAAATTAATTAAAGCAGTAATGCTATCATAAATTGGATTATCATTAACTGTTTGTAAAACAGCAATACAGTCATCAATAGAATTATCACTATATGTCAATAATGTATTAACATCAGTAGGTGTCATATTACTACTAAAATAATATAATTGTGATAATGCAACTATTGGTGTGGTTTTTGTTTTAGATAATTGAACATTATTGTAACCTGGAGGTTGTAGATTATTTACCAAAAATTGAGTAATACTAACACTTATGTTGCATGTACTAATTACAGCAGCTTGGCTATTTTTCAATGCATTTTGTACAGAACTTGTATTGCCAGAAGAACCAAAAGTATTTTGAATAGCCTTAATTTCACCCCATGTATTTAATAAACCAGTAATGATACTTAATATAGAAGTTATTCCAGAGGTTATACTATTTAATGTACTTGAAATATTTTTCGCAAGTGTTGCTACAGGCTTGGTGCAAACAAAAGTAAATTGATATAAACAACATCTCCACATTTTAGGATCATGAATTTGGCGTTTACTTATCATCATTACATTTTCAATTCTTCCTAAAATTGGATGAACCAAAACATTTCTATCTGAATTAGATATATTTGAATCATTTAAAAATGCATTTAAAATATTATTTAATGCTTGAGAATAGGCCGCTCCATATAAAATACCTTGAATAGAAAAAGTATCACCAAACCATCCTTGATCTTCAAATATATCAGCATTATTTGGTGGTCTATGAATTACTAATTTACGATGAGTTTCATCTGCAATGGCTGTACCTGTAGCATGTGTTCCATATGGAAGACTTGTATTATCTTGTGAATTTGAAGTAATTCCAAGTAAATTTTCCGTTGCATCAATAATCCCAGCAGCAGGGTTTAAATCTTGATTTAATCTATCTAATACAGAAGGCACTACATGAAAAGCAACGCCATTATATGTGCCAGTTTGTATTTGCCACCCATCTAATCCTAATTCATGGGCAATCGCTTGAGCTTGTGCTACAGCACCTAATACTGATATTGCCATTATTTATTTAATCCAAAATAAGATTTATTGTACGCAGTCATTGCCGCGGCTTCTCTTTGCTGATTTGGCGATATTGCATGACCTGATGTGGCATTATATCCAGTTCCAGTGCTACCACTCATTGGTTTAGCCGCCGGAACTTTAGCTGGCGCTAATCTATGTTCACCACCAATAGCTCCGCCTAATTTTGACATTAATCCATTAAATGCATTAGTTAATTGATTTGTTGTATCTTTTAATTGTGAAAGAGTTCCAGATGTGGCTTCTATTTCTCCATTTAATGTACCAATAGCTTTTTCTAAAGTAACGCCTTCTGCATTTTTAGCAATAGTTTGATTTGTTAAATCTTGAATTTTTTTTTGTGAAGATGTTGAAGTAATATCTCTTAAATCACTTTGTTTATTAACAGTTTGCTCATTGGTAAGATTATAAAGTTGTTCAAAGCCCATAGCTCTAGGATCTAAAGCTCCTAAATTGCCAGTTTTCTCAAAATTCAATGCATTTTTTCTATATGCTTGTGCTCTGGCATCGCCTTTACCTGTTACTAAATTGGGAAGATTTACACCATAAATACTTTTAGATATAAAATTTTGCATTCCTCTGCTGGTAATTGGCTGGCTATAATAACTAGATAATGCCCCCTGTGCGCCAGAATTAAGACCTGTAGCACGAGCTGCCAATTCAGCAGCATCTGATGCGCCCATACCAGCCTGTTTAAACATCATTGCACTAGCAGCTGTACTTGCAGGATCAACAACCCCATAAGCGCTAAAACTTTGTTTCATTTTGTCAATAAAACCACTTTGTTGTTTTTGATTCATTCCTTGTGTTAAAAATGATACCGCTCCAGTTAATCCGGCCCCTTGTTGAATAGACATATTGCCAGCGCGTACATAATCAGTTAATTTATCTATTTCTTTAAAATTACGATTATATACACCAGCAGCTTTAGACATGGCTAAAACCAAAGGCTGTTCAACATCAGTAATCCGTCTGTTATACATACCTTGTGTATATATACCCTGTGCCGCTTGATTAGTTGCTGATAAAGCTTGAGCATTCATTGTATTATTAACTAATGAACTAGCTGCCATAGATTTTAAGTTAGTTTGGGAAGATGCGTAGGATCCATATAAACCACCCACAAGACTGCCTGCAACTGCACCAATAGCTGTTCCAATTACGGGTACTACAGAACCGATTATAGCACCTATACCAGCAGCACCCAATCCTACATAAGCATTTTCTTTTTGAGTATTAGCTTGCATTACACCAGCTACTTGACCTCCATAATCATATCCATTGGTATATGGATTTTGCATCATAGCTAATCCAGCGGTTGATTGTGAGCTAAATAATTTACTAGCGGTGCTTAAAACTAAACCAGCGCCTCCAATAGCGGTAAATACTTGAGATAATTTACTTTGATTAACACCTTTATTAATTCCGCCACTTAAACTTTCAGATACATCACTTTCTAATTTCTTAGCAAATTTTGTATCACCACTAAGTTTATATTCAGAAGCACGTTTAAGAATATCATTTTTTAAATCTTGACGCTGTTTTTCTGTTTCAATTCTCAATAAATTAGCTTCCGCTCTTTGTTGTGATATTTGTTTACCTTGTGGATCATTGAGAAAATCTGATCGGGTCTTATATGCCTCAGCCCGCATACGTGATGTGGTTTGAGCATATGAAGGCTCTCCACCTTTAGATAAATTTTCTTTAATTGAATTGAATTTAAGGGTGAATGATTTTAAATTACTAGATAGGGATTTAATACTTTCATTAAGTGTGGACATAGATGAACCTAGTCCACCGCCAGTATCAGCCCCTCCGTGTGCTCCAGAAGTTGTATCACTAGATTCGGTTTTTAAACGAAATACAATTTCATCTTGCATTATTAACCCTTACCTAATGTACCATATGATTGATTTAAATTACCTAAAATTTGATTTCTTTGTGCTAATTCTGATTGACGGATGAGGTATCTATTAATGAATCTATAATAGAAGTATTGCCCTCTAGTTCGATCACTACATCTAATAATTTGTTCAACGCATTTGACGTCTGATTGGAAGTCAATCCAGTCATAATAATTGACTTTTTTTCTGGGTCTAGTAACCTCACAAGTAACCGATTAACTTCCTCTTCATCAATTTGATTAATTGTTGGATTATATTCTTTTTCGAGACGCTCATATTCCGTAACAAGTGCTGCAAGCGTGTAAGAGGTTAAAGATCCAACTTCATCTTCAGATAAATATCGTTTACTTGTGGCTTCGATACAAACGCTTGTAGCTAAACTTATTAATTTTTTTTGAAACATTTTTTCAAAATTAATATTAAATAAAAGACCCTTAAAATGAGGAAATTTTTCAGCCATTTCAACAACACAACTATGTTGAAGATGCGTTTCTTCGTCCCGAGATATTACTCTCAGAGGAATTTCTTCACCATATATTTTTGTATAATGAATTTCTCGAGTACCTTTGCCAATTTTTATCAGTCTCTCAAAATTCAAACCTAAATTATTGGCAACAATCTCTCTTTTTACTTCTGGATCTTGTAATCGTTTATCTTGTTCTACATATTCATCAATGATGCTCATTGTTGCAGACATATTATACGGCTCCTAACCAGAAATCAGGACTACGCACATAGAACACTAAATCATTTTTAACATTTATACCCAATGAAGCCGGCATATCATCATTAGCCCATGCTACATTAGGAAGAACATATACATTGCCACCCTTATAAACATCAGTACCGTAATTACCCGCAGCAGCAATCAATAATAAATTGACTTCATTAGCATCATAATCAAAACTACTAAAATCTATTGGTAATGTATTAGATTGTAAATTAATAGTAATTCTAAAAATTACTTTTTTATTACCTAAAACTGTACCTGATATTTGATGATTTTCACTAAATCCTTCAACCCAAGAAATTCCACCATCTCTACTTACAGATAAAGATACTACATTACCAGGTTTACCGCCAATATCTTGACCATTAATTTCAACACGAAATCGGTCAAAATAAATTCCTACTCCAGCCATATCTATACTCCTTACGTATTAGTTATTAAATTAACTGTACTGCTAAATACATTAATTGTGTAGAAAATATCCTCTAATCCAGGTACTATTTGTGTTGGTATTGTAATATCAATACCTAATGGATTATTTGGATCTTGAATTATTGTTATTAATGATTCATTTTGTAATACATTTAATAACATTCCACTTGTTTGCATACCTTGCATAAATATTACAATATTACCCTTTAATATTGATAATATTCTAGGTGTTTGACGAATTTGACCTAATCCCATTTGTTGACAAATTAATGTTACGCCTTTTCTTAAATAATCTAAGGTTTGCCAAACATAAATTGGGAAAAATTCATTATCAGGTGTTGTTAAATTAGGTAATGTAGTCATGCCGGTAATTGGATTAACTATATATGCCTGTTGATTATTATTAACAGCAATCGTATTCCAACCTAATTTCATTACTTGATCCGCAATACCATTAATTGTTACATCAATATATTTATTTGGATTTGTTGGAGTCGGTAAACCATTAATAATTACACCGCCTTGTGGATTTAATGGATTTACATTACTACCTACAACCATAGCAAAAGCAGCGGCCATTTGACCAGCACTTAAAGGTAATTCACCAATTATTGGTTGATATGGATAATATATTGGTTCAAATTGATAATTATTTACATTTGTAGGTAAACTTAAAGCCGCTGAATTTTGAGCAATAGTTAAATTAGCGAATGGAATTAAACAAATAGCTTGCCCCGATTGTGAGGTAGCTGGTTGATTCAATTCGGCAACATAATCAAATGCAGCCTTATACGTAGTTGTAATATCTGTACTTGAATTTATTGCATAAGGTAATGCCAATTGTTGTAATGAAATAACTTTTGTAGCAAATAATTTCTTCTGAAAAGAGAAAACTGTTTGAGTAGCATCTAAATGTAAAGTACAAACATTTGTTGTATTAAAAGTTCCAGTTACATTAGATAACGTAACTATTAATTGACCACCATTAACAACGGAACTTACTACTGTTCCAACAGCAAGAGTTACTGCTTGGGTTATTGTAGTTGCCCCTAACGCTGACATTGGAATATAAGCTACATTTAATGAAGGAATTGCAAAACTTACAGTAGTTGCAGTTTGTGCGGTAGGAGCCGTTAATGTTAACGGAGTGGCCGTAGGACCAAAAAGTCCACTGCGAGCCGCATCCGGTAAAAATGAAAAATATACTTGTGGAGTTGCAATGGTAGAATTTACATTCTCTGGTATTAAACTTGCATCTATAGCAGAAAATAAATTCATAATAAAAGGTTCAGTTCCTGTTGGGTCTGGAACCAATACAGTAGAATTAGTAAATGAAATAGATATATTATCAGCCGCTGCTACAGAAGCAAAACCAGCAGCTTCTAAAATAATTTTACTATCATATAAACCTAAAAATGAACCTATTTCTGCACTTATAAATGTTCCTGTAACAACGGCCGTTGTATCATTAAATGTGCCGGTTATACCAGTTCCGACGAGTGGTTCCACTAACGTAGAAGCATTGGTGTAATAAACAATAACCTGATTATCGGCAGCTAAAGTAAGTATATCTACCGCTGTAGCATTATTTAATTGTACAGTTGCACTATATCCGGTTGTAACAGTAAACCCCGCATCTTTAAAATAAGATAACATACCCAATGGATCATTTAATAATTGTGAAGGTAATGGATATGTATTATAATATTCATACAATGGAAATCCACTATCTGGATCTAAAATAGGCAATCCACTGGTTTCACTTGTTGTTGCATTCCTTCTATTACCAAAAATAAAAATATTATTTTGTGGTGCTGGTAATGGTGGCGTACCAATTAAATTCTGAGTGCCTTGAACACTTGGAATACGAGTATTTTTGATAAACATATTATTTCCTTCTATAAACTTGAAATAGGCTGAACATCAACACTAAAATCTTTAAGTATTTGATAAATAATTTTATTGGGATCTACTTTACCTTCAATTCCAAAATCTTCTAACATAGCATAATGATTTGACATATCATAATAATAATCAGTAACTAAATCTAATCTCCACGCATCCCCAATGTCCGTCAAACTAGGTTTTAATGGAGATGTAATTTTACAATTTTTAGCAAATTCCACCAATGGGCTACCATATAATTCTTTATACCTCACTACATCATTATATATAGAGGAAATAGGCTCAGGTAACGGTACTAATTTATCATTTAAATTTCCCCAAAAATGTGGAGATTGTAAAATATTCTTAAATGCTTGCCCTATGGTTTTAATTACAACGGCATTATCTTCTCGTGCTAATCTAATTGGAAGAAATATATCAAAACGTATTTGTCCCTTATCTGAATAAAATCTACTTTGTGTATCTTGCACATCTTCATAAATACTTATTGCGGGCAATGATTGTATTGTAGAATCATCTCGTCTATAGATGGCAATTGATTCTTCATTACCAAATATTTGTAAAATATAAGGATTAGCTAATAAGGCATATTTAATTGCTAATGGCATTCTATTGGAACCTAAATAAGTAATCCAATCATATTCCGCCATTGCTAATAATGCTTGACCACCATCATTATTATTGTTATCAGAACCTACTTGCAAGTAATTCACCTAATCTTTTTTTTATAAATTCAATTTCATTTTGATCAAATCTTAAAAAATCACGTCCATAACCATCAATTAATTGTTCTATAGCTTGATCACCTTCTCGATGTTGAGCCTCCACAATCAGAGTTAATTCATCACCATGCAATTGATAATATACTTTTATACTATTTCGTAAAAAACCAAATTCAACATTAAACTTTTTAGCATTATCCTGTGGTACAATCCATCCTAATTTATTTTTAGGTCTATTGCTAGATTTTTTAGCAATAGTACTTTCAGCCAAAGGCTTCCATTCAGGTTTGCCTTTTTCGGTAAAATATGATCGTTTTAGTTCTATTAATTCAGCTACTATTATTGGCATAATTGCATTAATGGAACTATCTAATCTATTTTTAAATTCCTCAGCAATTCCCACCATGTTTACCCATATTATTAAAAAACCAATTTCTAAATGGATTAACTTGACCTCTAATTGCTTTTTGATTTAATCTGCCTAATTGTGATACTGGATGTGAACCCACCACTGAAGCTAATGGAAATGGAATGCCTTTTTTATAAAATGAAGCCTGAGGATCTGGTTTAAGTCCAGGAAATGGAGGAAATAAATATTGACCGCTTATTTGATCTATTCCTACTATATCATGCTTCATTTTTTCAAAACGCACCATATAGTTATCAATGTAAGATTGCCCTCTTACTCCTTCACTTTGTCCAAATCCTGTTTCCATAATATAAATACAGGTTTCAACTAAACAAAGCTTTTGTATCGCTTTTATAGTAGATCTTGGAATGATTTCTTTAAATGGTATATCATTACCATCTACATCTATCCCTATAAGACCGTCAGGACTTATTATATATTGACGACTTAACTCTCTCTCTATCCAAGCTTCTGCATCTTCTATATTATCTAATACATCATTATCAGACATATATTTTGGATTACTATTACTAAACTGCACCTTACCACTTAAAGCGCGTTTAACCGCCTCTAATGTGGTATATTTAGGCACATAAAATGACATATTATCCTACAATTTCTGCCAAAGGCACTTTAATCATATCACGATCAAAATCTTTTTTATCTTTGTATGCACGAGTTCTGTCATCTCTTGGTAATATTTTTGTTTGAGAATCAGAAAGATAAAATGCAGCATCTTCCTCATCCATTTTATACAAAAAAAGTCCAGCTCTTTCTTTTTCAGACATTGCATTAATTTCATCTAAAGAATATGTAGTTCTATCATTTTTAAGAGAACTTTGAAACATATACGGTTGTTTATATTCATTAACTAATGCATTCTGAATTATATGATCTTCATTTGGTAACGCTTTATAGCTTCTACCAAAGTCAGGTCTATTTTCAAAACTAGCGATATGTTTCTCTTTAGCTTTATCCCACAGAGATTTTCCGTCAGCACCTTTTCTCAAATATTTCTGATTAACAGCAATTTGATTAAATTTTAAAACAACTTCTTTACTTTTAGATTGAGACTTTTCTTGCATAATTTCTCCTTATATGCCCACGTTAAATGTATATACATCAAAATATCTAGGAATACGAACTCCACCACGCCAGCCATTCATTAAAGCTATTGTAGGTTGTGTAATCCCTTGAATTGTATTTGATGCCATACTATCAATAATTTGGAAAAATTTACCAGGTCTAGCATTTTGTAAACCACCATTTTGAGCAGCTAAACAATATGCGTATTCACCATAAGGTCCACCAAATTTATCAGTCTCAATTTTGATCCAGATTTGATAATCAGGTAGAATGTAGTTAGTTGTGCCAGCAGTATACCCATTTGGATCATTTTCATCTGCAATATATGCGCTACCATCAACTAAGAAATCAACATCAATATCAGCTCCCAAGTAATAACTAGCAACGCTTTTCATACTATTTGGATTTGTACCAGCTTTTTGCATAATGGCATCTGAGTATTGTGTATTAACACGATTAATTACAGTATCATTTTGTGAGAATAATGCAGACGTACTTGGGTTCATAATCCAAGTTTGCTTTAATCCACGATATTTTTTCAATAAATTATTAACAATTACTGTCATATCAAGAATTGGATTTGATGCTGGATTAGGAACATAATTGGTTCCTGAAATTACTCCCCATACACCATTCAAAGCACCGGCGGTAAATCTATTACCACTTGGAATACCATAACTTAATGATTCACCTTGCCAAATATAACTACCAGTAAATATAGCATTGTAAATATCATTTAAACGTCTAGTGCCACCACGATGAGTTAATTGATCTGATATTTTGGCTATTACAGCAGCAATTCCACGAATAGCAAGATTTTGATTACCGGGATCACGTAAATTTAAAATTTCGTTTTGGTTAAATTGAGCCATTTCAATATAGAAAGGCGGCAACCATTCTTCAGTTTGAAATCCTCTTTTTTTAACCACTTGTACTGGAGCATCCATAGCATTAGCATGAGTCATACCAGTAATTGGTTGCCAAACATCCATAAATAATTTACTAGCAGAATATTCACCCTCTGGGAACATTTTTGCAATAACTTCATTTTCTACTACCGGAGTTACTTGTTCAATTACGCCTGTAATTAAACTCGTACCATCAAGATAATCGCTACCAGTAACGCCTAATTTAACATTTTGTGATTCAGATTTTAATCTAATATGTTCAGCAGCTAAAGTTCCAGATTTAGCAGAAAATTTCAAATTTACTCTACCTTCATTTTTTTCCTGTTCAGTATAAGGAACCATAATATCTCCGAGAGTTTTAAGTCCCATAGATTTTAAAACCTCTTCAACAGCAGCTTCTTTTTCTGAGGTTGATTTGAATTTAACAGCTTCTAGCAAAGGATTAACTTTTTTATGAACCTTTAAATGTTGCATTGAATTTTCTAACATATTATACTCCTACGATCATTTGATTAAATTTAACCCATGCCACCGCCACATTGCCCTCTACTATAATGACCTTAGATGCAATACCTGCGGTAATTAAAGCATCAATATCAGCAGTTCCAGCATTAAAACCCACTAATGAAGTATAATGAAATAATGTATCTGGAGCTGAACCCTGAGCTATTTGAAAGAAACCATCAGTAACGTTGGCTGTAATAGTAGAAATAAAACCAGACGCACTAAATGCTTCATCAAAAAACACTCCTGCAAATGGACGAGTTGCAGCTATTGCATTATCAAAAATTTGTACATTACCTGTTGTGGCATAATCTACAGCTTTAGCCATCAAGGTTAAAACATTATATTTGGTAGTATCTGGCTGTTTAAGCAAATTGATTCGACAAGAATTAACAACAGATGGAGGACTACCTTTGATTGAATTAACAATACCAAAATCTACATTAGCGTAATTATTATCTATAACTGGATATAGCTTCATTATTTCACCTCTTCTTTTGTTGCAATTTTAGCAAGTAATTGTTTAAGATCAGAACTATTGAAATTCTCACTCAATTTATCCGTGAACTGACCCAACACCAGCATTTGTTCATCTTTAAATTTATTCAAAGCAGTTGTTTGCTCATCTTTCAATGCGGCCAATTTAATTTTAGTTTCATCAAGCTCTTGAGAAAGTTTTTTAACTTCCTCGGAATCTTCACTTTTTTTATCAATATCATATTCAGCAAGATTCATAGTGCCGTCTACAGCATCATCGGCTAATTTATGAGCTTTCTCAAGATATTTTTTACCCATTTCAACATCACCCTTTTCATAGGATTCTGCCATTTTGGACATAAGCTCTTTATGCTTCATTGCATGAGATTTACCATATTTTTCATTTTTTTCTTCTTTGGATTCTTCCTTGGTTTCTTCACTAAACTTTTTGCCTGATTCTTTTTTCAAGGCAACACATTCAGCAATAAAATCATGGGTTCCTAAAGCGATATTTTCTTTACTCATCTTTATCATTTCCTCTTCATTTAACAAATTGAGATATTTTGGTCTAAATTTATTATCAGGTAAAACGGCTTCCATTAATTTGATTACTTCAGGATTAGCAATTTTTTTACTTTTGATTTCATGTTCAATGTAATCAGCAGTTGCCCGATTAATTTTTCCATCTATGCATAATGCAATTAAATGTTTTTTTATAACCAATTCATTTTCTAATGCTCGTTGTTTAGCAAGCAAAATTTGTTCAGTTTGTTGAATTGTAGCAAAATCACTTAGAAAAACACTGGACAAATGATTGTTTATCGCCTGTTTATTTGTTTGTGGCTTACTTAATGCTCGTGCCTCGACCGCTGCACCTTTGACAACCCAAGATATTTCAGCGAACTCAAATGTCTTGGGATGGTATTGAATGGACACATTACGCCAACGTTGATCTTTTACTGGTTCAACATTTTTTTTACCTTTAACTCGAACTGTTAAAAATAGATATGGTATATCATCAACTTCATTAACTTGCATAAACCCAATTACATGTCCTACAGTTTTTAAAACTGTACTATCATCATGATCTAATTGGTTTGGAGCAAGACGATTATCAAAGGCTTCAATTCCCAATTTAACAATATCTGGAGTTAATTTTTGATCTTCTTCAAAACGTACCTGAAGACTTTCATTATAGGTTCTACATATATCATGAATTGTGCCAGGAGTAACCTCAACTTCTGTACCATTCATATCTTGATATTTACCAGGACATAATGCCATGATCTTTACATCTAATTGAGAATCATCATCTTTGCTTTTACCTAAGGCTATAGAATAGCCACTATTCATTAATTTAACATTAGACATCAGTCACACTCCTTTTAGTATAATGGTCGCCAACTTCTTTACTATTTACTTTTTTATTATTATCCATTTTATCTTTTTTATCTTTTTCCAAATTACGTTTAATTAATGCGTTTAAACCTTCCTCATCTAATGTAGGTTCACCAAGTGTTTTGCGTACATGTTGAATATCTTTTTTATTAGTATTATCTAAATATCCATCATTGGTCATACCCTCATATAATTTTTGATATTTTAATTTATCATCAATATTTTGTAATTCGGATTCAAAATATCCTAAATCTGTTGCATATGATTCACCAAAATTTTCTATAATTAAATATTTAACAACTTGATCTAATAGCACGTGCTGTACCATTTCCTCAGCAATACCGCCCATTAATTTAGTAAAAATACTATTTTGTGCTGTTGCTCCAGCAAATGTTGTTGCGGTACTAAAAATACCCTCTGGAACTAAATGTAATTTTTCTAAATCTGCATCATATTTAGTCAGTGCTTTTTCATATACATCAAAATTACCGCTATTAGCCACTACTTCAATATCAAATAATTCACCTTTTCTGCCCGGCAATATCACAGCAGTATCTTCACTATATGTTTGCATAACAGTATAAGCAGCTTCTACGGCATTAATATCTCCAGCACCTATGTTATATACGGCCTTATTAGCATCTGCATATACTACCACCATTGGATTAGCGCATCTCCCCATAGCTGATTGGTAAAGCGCCCTTGCCACTTGTTTATTAATCCATATTGGATAACCTGCTTGTAAAATTGGATCACCGTATGGATTAATTTTTCCATTAGTTACTCCATACGCAAAATGCAATGTTTTTTTCTTTTCTAATTGAACCAAACCAAAAGTATTAATGAAATTAGTTCTGAATGGATAGTCCATGCTGCCCAATGAAGCTGCATTATCTAATCCAAATCCTATTCCACCATTCCAACTATTTACACCGCCAGAAAGACCACCAAATCCCCACCCGGTGCTTAATGCATTTTGAGTTCCCGTATATGGATAATTGTAAATATATTGCCAAATATTATCTATATCACCCTGCAAAGTTACAGTATATTGAATAGATACTTGGGGTAAATGTCGAATATTTTCTATTATGGTGTATCCATTTTTATCTCGTATATCTTCCATAACCGCAACCCAATGTCCAAAATGAATTGCTGTGCATATTTTTCGCACTAATCCATCTCTGCCCCCTTTTAAGCATTTAAAAGCATAACGTATGAATTTTTGTATTTTTGCTGTTTCATTGTAATATTCACCAATTCTATTAACAATATCTGAAATCATTAATGTTTGACATCTGGCAATAATATCGTCTGTATCAACCATTTTTTTAAATGTAGATGGATTAATTGGACATGGATTAACAAGAAAATTGCCAGTAATTGTTGATATAAAAGGTATTGAAGTTCCTTTTTTAGCTTTAGTTAAATCTCCAATTCCTAAAAAATTCTTAAATACATCCCTATTACTTTCATCTAATAAATGCTCCCCACTAGTAATTAAATTCTTTATTTGTTCTTTAAAAGATACTGTTTTATTAACTGGTATTATTATTTTCCCTAAATCTACTCTAGGGATTTTATTGTCTTTTTGCTGAACCAAAGAATCTTTGGGCGTAGCTGTTTTTGCTTGATAACGCTTGTTTTTTTTCATAACTATTTCCCATAAATGGAGTACTAATTTTTGTTAATCCATTACCTAAATTAAATTCATTTTTGATTGAATAATCAAATCTTGATAATTGTATTGGTTCTAATAAAGCTTTATATTCGATAAAGGCTTGTGACGTAGCATCAACACAATCATCTTTTCCACCATCAAAACCATCAAATGATAAAAATTGATTAATATATAATTGAATTGACGGATAAATCCGAGGGGATGGTAAATAAAATTGTCCAGCTCTGCAATATGGAATCATATTTTGTGCGCGGAATAATTTACCATTATCGCCTTTGTTATATCCTTGAGGTACAAATTTATTAAGTTTACTTACGCCCTCAAATTGCATTAATGTTACAATGTCTTCACCTTGTGCTGCATCTTCAATCAATATTGCATAATAATTAGGATATTTTTGTCTAAAGATATTAATTCTATTAATATTATCTATAATATCTACTTTATTAATAGCCGAATAATCTAATAAATAAACTTTGTCTCTATCAAATCCTAATACTACAATTGCACAATCATCACCTTTTTTGGCGGCTTTTTTATAATTTGGGTCAACACTAATAATTATTCTCATATTATCAATATTTGGCATTACGTCATAATATCTAAAACATGTAACATCAAATATTTGTCCAGTAGTTAGCATTGGCAAATTCTGATGTTTAACTGCCCATAATTGTGGACTTAATGCTTGTTGCTCTAAATACGTATCCATTTTTTGTTCTGGCCATAGATATTCACCAACTTTTCGTGGGTCATATGGATAATCCCGATCATCTTTTAGGCTATTAAATTCTATTAATTTCCATTCAGGCGCATTAGGTGCAATTTTGGGTTTATCTTTGATATATTGTCTTAATTTACCATTTATATCTTCTGGATGCCACCATGTACAAAATACGATAATAATTACATTTTTTTGCTGACGAGATAAAATATTACCAACAAATATATTCCATCGTTTTTCTCTAGTTATTTCACTAGAAGCTTCTTCCCATCCATTAAAAGGATCATCCACAATAATTACATCTGCATCAAAACCAGTAATAGAACCGGTTATACCAACGGCTTTAAATTCGCCTGTTTTACCGGGTTTAGGACTATTAGCATTAGTAAAATTATTTACAGAAAGCTTATTGGTTCTTTTTTCAGCTAATCTAGTATCATGAACATCATCAGGTAATTTAAAATTAGGAAATAATTGTGCATATTCTTTACTTGCCATAATATCTAATATTTCAGCAGATGGTTCTTTAGCGCGAGTATCAGAATAGGTAATATAAAGAAATTTCCAATTTGGATTTTTACCCATTAAATAAGGTACATATAATCTTGCTGCACACTCCGTTTTGCCGTGCTGGTCGCCAATTGCCAGAAGCAATCTACCACTTTTTTTATTAGCAATATCATTCAATTCATTTATAGTATATTGATGAAACCAGGCCCATTTATAAGTTGGTCGTATTGCTTTACAAAAAGAATAATAATCTTTTGTTTTAATTTCACGAGTTAATTTAGCAAATTCTTGTAATTCAAAATGAGTAAGAGAGATTCCACTTTCTTTTTTCTTAAGTAATTCTGCTAATTTACCGTAGTCAATCATTATGGAATCGCATTTAGAACTATCCAATCATCTGCAATAAATAAATCAGTATTATTTATACCAATATCTGATGTGTCTCCTATTGTTATTGTTCCAGTTACAATATTAAAATATAAGATTGGAACATTTAATTGTGGGTTAACATCAGTTATATATGGCAAATAATATTCATATCTAGTTAATTGCGCTATAACACCATTAGATAAATCTATAGTCGGAGTTGGCAACAATAGATCAGCAAGAGCGGTTTGTAGAGTATATGTTGGTGGCATTATAATTTTCCTGTAAATAAAAATTTAATTCTTTGTAATAATGAAAAGGATTTTTGTTTTATTTTCATTAGTGCAATATCTTCCAATTCATCTATAAGTTCTGTAGTATCAATCTCATAATACATATAATCTGGATTAGTTAATGTGATTTCATCTGCCAATTTAATAAATTGATTATTTTTAAAAACAGCATATTTCATTTTTTATCTTTCATCATATTTTTAAATATAGTCATAATATATGCCCAATCTTCTTTAAAGCCCTCTTTTGCCGCCTGGGCTTTAGCTTCTTCCCATTTAGCCTCAGCATGCTCTTTTGATACACCATGTTTTTCTGCTTCTTTTTTAATTACTGGTACTGGCATTATCTTCTCCTTTAGTTAAAAACTCCACTCTAATCCTTGTTTTTCCATAAATTTCTTTTTCTCTATAGAATAATTCGCAAATATTAAATTTAATATTTGAACGAGTCAATATAATATTTACAAGTATCTCTAATTGCGATAAACTAAAATACTTTTGTTTTGGAAAGGTTACTTTTTTTCCCTTAAAAATAGTAACTATAACAACCGTATCCATTAAATCATATTTTTTTTCTTCAAAAGCAAGGCTTGAGTTAATATCACTCCATAATCTTCTATCATAAATATCTTTTCTATGCCACGGATAATCAAATGTCAATATCATTTATTTTCCCAATAAATCTTTTCGCGCTAATGCTTCTTTTGCTATTTCCTCATCCAAATCACTTATAGATAAATCACCTTTATCTCTAGCAGATTTATTAGTTCTTGCCCGATCTTTTATTTCTCCGGTTTCTTTATCATTTCTAAATTGCATATCTACAGCTTTAAGCAAAATTTGGGCAATTAATTTAGCATCGCGCATATCAGTAGCTACATCTATTAATTTTTTTAATGATTGATTTATTCCGTGTGTTGTGATATTAGGTATGAGATTTACTACTTGGCCAAACTCTGGATAAGTCTTAATCCAAGTTTCTTTTACCGATTCATCAATATTATATTGACCCCAAAAACCATTAGGATTAAGATATTTAGTAGCGTATTCGATATAGAGATCGCAATATTCTGGCTTATATTCCGTAATAATTTTTGTTTTTGGTTTGTTTTGTGTAGTTAAATTAGTTTGCATTAATACCCTTCATGTTATATAATCATGGTATCAATGCTTGTTTGCGCAGGTATTTGATATTGTAAGCCCTATGCTATGTATATTTAAATACATTCTCCTGCATAGGGTTTATATTTTTAGTAATCCATTGTGTTGCATTAATTCTTTGTAATCAATGCGTGCCTTTCTCATAAAATCTTCAAATTCTTTTTTTAATCGCTCATTAAATGATAATTTATGCTCTCCCCATTGGGTTTTAGCCTTTTTGACATTGGCTGAATTCATTTTTAAATGTATCATTCGAGTAGATTCATGTACTATTTTATCATTATATATAGGAGAAAAGTTACTATTTATCATAATTTTAGAAAAAAGCTTTTTATTTTCAGGATCATGGTAAAGTTTTTTAACAGTCGTATAATCATTTCCAGTAAGTAATAAGATTTCTTCACGATGTAATAAATTAGAATTTATAGCTAAATTAGAAAATACCGCAAAACGACATTTATCAAAATTTACTAGATTTATTTTATTATTATCTGTATCAATTCTAATACTATTAAATAGATGTGGATTATAACTAGATAGAATCTCACCAATAGCACTGGCTACAGTTGATTTTCCCGTATACCCTTCTCCCTCTATCCATAATATTTGCCGGTTAAAATCATTATCAACAAATATCCCGAATATCCAAGCTCTAAATAATTTACGGTCATGGTCTGTATCAAATTGAGATAAAAATAGATCCCATGCTGGAGTTTGTTTATTATTTTTGGTTAAGTGATCTATTGGAAAATAGGCTAGGCAATAATCATCAAAATAGTTAGAGATTTGTTTAATTTTTCCATTATATATCAATAAACCTTTATTTAATTCAGCATCGAGTAATTTCAATACATATGAATTTGATACGCCCACGATACTTTTAAGGTGAGTAAAATATCTTAAATAAGATAATATTCCATCTTGGAAATTTCTTTTATTACTAGAGCTACAAATATATTTAATTTGTCTGGATTCATTTTTATCATCATAACCATAACAGTCTATATGTATTCCATTACGAATAAAGACAAGATTAAATTCATCATCATCAGAAAATGATAAACTTTTTGATTGACCCTGATAAAGCTGCACCGCTGTCCTAGTTTGACAAAAATCATTAAACGTTTCTGGATCATTGAACCTCATTTTAATATATTTTTCATATTTAACTTTGGTTTTTTTATTCCAAGTTTGTTCATTTAAAATAGTGTAATATGGATTATTGTTGTTTAATCGTTTGCAGCCTCCCTTATATTGAATATATTTGTCACTAACTACAATTGAATTAATAAGTTTATCAAAGTTCTTAATATCAGATTCAGTAAGTTCTTCTTCAATATCTTCGGTCGGTTTGGGTAGGAATTTTATGTCGAACATGGACGGATTTTTGCCAATAATATTTTGCGTTGATATTTTTGTACATACTTATACATATATTTGGATGGTATTGATTCAAATGTTTCATAAGTTGTACCCGTATTAATGTTAGTTAATGCATCATATAGATCATATTTACCATTTTTATTCTTCATAACATAATAGCCATATGGGTCCCAGAATACGGACAATTTATACCAAGAATTAATTTCTTTTTGCATAAGTCTAATTAAATCCATAAGGGGCATATCAATCACTGTGATTTCATGAGGCATGAAGATAATATTTTGTTTATTAACTGCAAATATAAAATTATTATTAATATGCCCTTTATATTGCGCTAAGACTATTCGCATTATTATCTCGCAGACATTTTAATTAAATTAACAATTGTATCTAATTTATTTATTTTTTCTAAATCACATAACATTTCAAAAGCAGTACTAGTCATTAATTCTAATGCGGGCACAATTGATTTATATTCTTTATATAATGGCTCATTAGGAATAACAGCATACAAATAATCAATAAGATTTTTATATGCTGGCGAAGTATGATATAACTTTCTAAACTTATGAGTTCTAAGAGGATAATTAGTATAAAGCACCTTCATCTTACCATATAGTTTATTAGCATTAACTGGATCGGTCATTTATAATTTAACCCACGTATTATCTTTCTCAAATAAATATCCTTTTCCAAGACATTTGGGACAATCCTTCTTTTTAAGATGCCCCAATCCTTTACACGCAGAGCAAACTATTTTAATAAATTTAGCTTTCATTATTAACTTTATGCACAATAGTTGCCTTGCGTAAATTAACTTCTTTGAATGTTCTAACAACTGGCCCATCATGACCAATAGCTTTCTTATTAAGAAGATAAGAATGTCCATGTACTGCATATGTATAATTATCAAGTTGTTTCGCAATCTTGCCAATTATAAGATATTCTTTACATTCGGGCAATCCATGAACTTCGATTTCATCATCTACATTAAATTTATAATCAGTTGGAAATACTTTCTTTCCAGATACCATAACTGTAGGCATAACTTTTTCAACTTCCGCCTTTGGTGTAGATACTATATGGCTATTCACTTGTATGGAGTGAGGCTCTTCCTGTTTAGCTTCTTCAATTATGATATTTTGTTGTTCTTGTGTAATTTCTTGATCTTTTTTAGGTCTGGCCATTTTTTAATTCCTTTAAATTATAGTTACGTTTATTTTAGTATTTTCCACATTTGGAAATAATTGTATACTTAATGTATTTGATATTCTATCATATTTATAATTAGCAATTCGTTTATTTTGAAATTCTTCTTCTGCATATTTAATTGCCTCTAAAGTTTCAAGAGACATTTTATCTATAATTTCATCCATATTAATAAGTCTCAATATATAATGGTAATTTATAACCTTTAATAGCCATGTAGATCTCCTGATTAAGTTCCTGCTCCCATCGCCTGAACTTTAACCCCTGTATGTCAATTGCAGACTTAGCTAAAAGTATTTTAGAAGTTTGTGCATAAATATTTCTAAGATACATTCTACGAAATAAATCACATTCCATATTATCTAAAATCTCTTTATGTTTTTTAAATACTTTGTAAGGTTCTACAATATGGTTACTCATTATCTTCCTTTCTTTAATGGCTGAGGAGACTGGAATCGAACCAGTGACCTGCGGATTAACAGTCCGTTGCTCTAACCTGCTGAGCTACACCTCAATATTGTTTTCTTTTTTCCAACCTAACTTACTAATCGCATGAAATGAGATAAATCCACAACTATTACAAATAAGAGGTAAACATGGAATACACTTATCTATTGATATTTGAATTTCAGCAATTATGTCACAATCCCAGTGCTTATTATCAGGACAATTTGGACAAGTAATTTTTTTGAGTTTATCTATATATAACTTTAATTCTTCTTTTACACCATGATATATCATAGGCATTTATTTCTCCAATCTCTTATTTTTTATGCATTATAAATGGACTATGTTGCGCATATACGTGCGCCAGGGAGTTTATATATGGAATCTTATAACACAGTAGCCCATTCATCATTAACTCGCTTAGAATGTCACCAAAGCGACCGTGTGGCGTTAAAAATAGAATCTTCAAAAGTTCTGTTAAATATTTCTGTCCCTCATATCCTATCCCGTGCCAATCATTAAGTGCGATCTCCCGGGTGAGCCATGTAAAATGATTGCCATCATGCAAACCACACCGTTTATACATACGATGTGGTGGAATGTCAATTAAATCACATAGCTCATCAGTTGTTAGTTTCATTTTTTTATCTGGGATGCCAACTCGTCAGTTACTATTTTCATTAACTTAACATACGCAAGATGTGACTTTTGAAGAGATTCAGTTTCTTCTTTATTGGTAAGATTTTCCAAAGTAAGATCATGCACTCTTTTTTCTAACCTAGCAATGTAAGGAGATAATGCACTTTCCTCAACTTCTTTAATTTCTCTTTTCAGGGCTTCATTTGCTGCACGTTCTTTATAAAGCATCTCATTCTTGGCATCAATAATAGTTCGTAATCTTATTGCATTTGATTCTAAACCTTGGACTGTTGCTAAATGAATTCTAATGTTTTTAGCTTGACTTTCATTTTGATCTTTCAGCTCTTGCATTGGTTGCCAATATGTTAAAGTATGTTCGGCCATTCTATCTATGGTATGAATCGAATAGGTAGATTTTAAAACATATTGATCAGATTTGATTTCTGTAATTAGAGCCAATTGATTAGCTCTTGGATAACATGAACATATTGTAACCCAGTCACCAACTTTAAACTTAGGTTGCCATTCTTCTTTGGGCTTATCTACTTTTTTGAGTTGGTCCGAAGTATAAGCCCATGTCTCCTGACCAAGATATGCATAACATTCTTTAGGTAATTTAGAAATTTTAAAATAACCGTTACAAATTTCTGCTATTTTACCTATTTTTCCAATTGCACTTTTAATACCTCCCGCAACTATGCTTTTACTACGATCCATAGCATCGCTTAAGATTTCAACATAGTCACCAGGTTTTAGTTCTGGTTCTTCTAGTTTTTCAATATCTTCTTCACAAAACCAAAGTTGAGCATTATCTAATTTAATTAAATATGGTGTGGCTAAAATAGATACACTAACATCAACTATTGTACCAAGTTGTCCAATTCTTTCATGAAAGCAATGGGTCGCTTTTACAACTTTGATTTTATCGCCAATCTTGAATTTAGGGGATGATTCTTCTTTTACTAATTCAAGTTGATAAGCATAAACAAAATGTTTCCGATCAAGCTTCCCAAGTGTAATATGGTAAGCCGTAGTGCCATTCCAATCAAATGCTGCAACTATTTTGCCAGATAAAGGATATACAGGACAAAATACAGACACAAGGTCTTTTGTTACTAAAATATTATCACCTACTTTAAATTCCATTGTTTTCTCCTTTAATTGTTTAATTTTGTCTATTGGATCCCACGAAGTCCAAACTATTATAAAATCAGATGGTTTAGTTTTTGCTAATATAATCATCAATAATGGTAATCATTCCAATTCACTCCTTAGTAAAATAATATATTATAGCACTTGGCACACCAATAACCAATATAAATGCCATAGGAACCATTATAGGATGTTGTTGCCAATCAGAGGGTCCAGCAAAGTTAGTACCTTCCATAAAAGATGCTATTCCCATAACTATAGGCCCCAGAGCCTGTCTAATACGAGCTTTGTTACATACTAACACAACAGCCATTATAAGTCCTGTGATACCCATTATAGGAGCTGCTATGATAGCAATATAACCAATAAGTGCAATAGCATTATTCTTTTTCATTTCTTTTTCCTTTAGTAATATTTGGATACTCCAATTCTTCTACCTTCATTCTTAACCAGGCTACATTATCCTCAAGACAAGCTACCTTTGTTCTTAATTTATCGTAGGCTTCGGGAGACGGTAGTACGCACGTTAATTTTTCACCAACTAGTATAGTATATGCAACCCTATCTTCTTCCGGAACCCCTTTACAGGTTATAGTTGTTTCTTTAGTCATTGCTGATCCTTTCTAACAAACACAATATTCATACATAAATAAAGAACACCCTCAAGAATAAGAATAGTTTCATCGGTAATACAATCAAGGGATAGGTTATCTCTGTAACAACTGTAACTACCCTGAAAGCCTGAATTAAAGCCAATCTCAGTAACTAGATTTAATTTATCCTTAAGAGTCTGTATATCTTTATCAAAACCAACATCAGGAGGAATTAGATTATTATAGAACCTTGCATCTACATATAAGAACTCTTGAATATCAAATTCATTCTTAACTTTAATCTCACAGTTATGAGACGTTAATTCTACATCTTTACCTTTTAGTATTAGGTTCATAATTTATCTTCCTCCACATAAAGTTTTAAGGTATTTTCCGGACCGGCACAGATATAAGCATTACCTGAATCAGGAAAATGTATAAGAACATGATAAGTATGTTTAAACTTAGTTTCTCTTGTTAAACAATCGCTATCAAAATCAATAACAATACTTATAACATATCCAATTAGAGGATCTTCATTAAGACTACTTACCTTATCCCCTATCTTAAACTTAAAAGGTGTTTCCCTCATGTACTTTTGTAATATTAAATATTTATCCTCTAGATTCACTTAGCTCACTCTCCTCTACATAAAACTTATCATGTAACATACACTTGGAATTAAACCCCTGAAACTCTCTTAACTCAACAATCTCACCATCAACTATCTTAAACCTTCTGCGATCATTACTCATACACCTTAACTTTATAATCACAATGTGAAACACATATGTCTCTTCCAGCAGGATTAGTAAATAAACCCATGAAAGGTTCATATAATCTATATTCAGTTGACCCATCATACTCATGTGTTATTAAGTATTTATTAGAACTTAATATAATATAGGCATATAACGGTTCTCCACCAATATCATACCTATAGTTAAAATCCAATCCATTCATAAATTCATCATATTGAATCTGAGTATACCATCTAGGCAAGAATAAACGAATGTCTTTACCTTCTCCACAATCATAGAAATCTACCCGAGCTTGATCAATCTTAGTATCAAGAGTTTTTAGAATAGCCTCTAATTGTAATCTAGCATTAATAACATAATCCATCATTATCCCCTAAAAACACTATCACCAACTAAGTTTATTATTTTCTTTGAGTCTAGCTTCTTTTATCTTTTTTGTAAGTTCATTTTGCTTGATAGTATTCCAATGTAACTCTTCAGCTAAGTATAATGGACAATCCCTCTTGTGATCAAGCATACGCATTACTAACGCATCTATGTATTGAGTCAACTCCTGAATCCGCGTCTTGCACTCCTCAACCGTATCAAGCTTTACCACCTTATGTCTTATACCTAAATCATTAATGTTAAAAGCTTCCATTACTTACCTCTTTCAACTAAAAACACTATTTCCCCTAGTACTGTACACGAGGCTAAGTACTCCTGATAGGACAACATTATCTCATGGTCCTACTCCCGCTGTCAAGTCTTTTTATTCTCTGTACGGTTTCTGGTATACATTGCTGAAAAATTAGTTGGTGGTGGGAGGGGACTGAGGATGCTGCGACACAAGGCTTTCGAGAAATAGGTCGCTTAAGCTTTCACAGCATTTGTTGTGAAAAATATTATAAACAGATTACAACAGTTATCCACAGATTTATTGAGTTATACACAGGTTAATGCAATAATAGCACACTTGAACAATTCACTATTATACACGTAATAGTGAACTAGAAAAATCTTGAGAGATTGACGCGATTCACTCGCGGCAATAATGGAACTATGAATGGTGCATTGCACAAGACTGTTAGTAACTAGAAAATCCTCAAGCGGATCAGCCCCTTATCTCACGCGCGTGTTTCTCTCTCTAATACACTGTATTATAATACAACCACTGTAACCCATTGGTATATCTTCAGAACACATGCAGCATCTTCTAAATAAATGCCCTTCAATGTCTTCGCCCATGTCTTCCTTTATTGTCAATCCTATTGCTTCATATTCTACTACTGTTATTAAATCAGATGCATCCTTTTCGGCTCTCCAGGCTGCTTCATGGTCATATTTTTCATTAGGATCTGCAAGTTTTGCTATTACGGTTGTTGTTCTATCAATATTACTCATTATAATCACATCAATCATTTAGCTTGTGGATAACTGTTTCTGATAATGCCATCGGGTATAAACAAATTATATCTATCACGCTTCTTGTCACGTTTGAGTGTAATAGATGAAATTAACTCATAGGCAAATGGATTATGACTCATAAATACATTACGTGCACCAATTAATAACATATTAAACATTAATAGCTTAAGTTGTTTACTCTTAATCCTACAATTCAATTTCATTAACTGTATGCTCCACACTAACAATTATTATCTTACGACCCATTCGTTTATACTTCATTGTGCATATATGTGTCTTGGTTTTATCTATTGATATTTGTATTGGGGCATCGTATTGAGTATGATCTACAACGTGTATATCATCTTTAGTTATCATATATTATAACTACTTTATTAAATAATGCACGGTCTTTGATTGATTCTACACGCAGCATGCTAATTGGTAACATGCTGCACATAGAATAAGGATTTAAAGTATCAGAACTATTCCAATACCCGTGTATTATACAGCAGTATCTACAGCGCTGTCAACGGGTGTTTCACATGAAACCTTTTGTGTAACATAAATACCAATAGCATCCTCAAACTTCGTGCGCAATGCTAAACATAATGTAGCCATCTCATTACTTTCTGTTTCTTTTGATACATTATGCAATGCCTCCAGCCCTTGTGCCACAATGGTTAAGCGTTGCACATCTAAATTATAAAGTTGTACACCCTTTTGTATCTCTGCATTAATATGCATTTGTAATTGCTCTTGTTGTTGCCTCATAGCTGCATTTATTTGTTTTTGCTGTTCTTGCTGCTCAGCTGTTTGTGGTTTAGCTGCTGCTTGTTGTACTTGATCTGTCATTTATTAATCCTATAAATTCTTTAATTATTGAAATACATGCAATAAAGACTTAGCTTATATTGCATGTATAATACACAAAACATAAAGTTAATTATGCCATATATAAATCTGAACCATTTATATATAGAACATTAATGTACCATAAATAGTATCTATTGTTCAACTATATTAATTCTATATTCTATTATTTATTGCTATTTTATAACAAATACAAATTATTTACATCATTTAGTTACTTAGTGCCACAACGATATAGCTATTTTATGTAAAATAACTTACCATATTACTTGACACCTTACATGCCATGTGTTAGAATATCGGTATGAGGTTGAGAAATGGTCTTAACCCAGAAAACAAAACTTTAACTGGAGATAACAAAATGAAACAAATTAAATTAACAGTAAATGAATGCTATAACACTGAGTTCTATATCGAAATATGTTATGCTAAAAATGTATATGGAAGATTAACGGCATATTGTGGTGGCAAAAAAATAGAAGGCTGCAAAGTTGTTGGCGGATGTGGTTACGATAAATTCGGGGTAATGTTATCTCATGTGCTTAACTGCTTAGTAGGCGAACGATTAGTGTGTAATGCTGGCGAAGGTGAAGCTTATACAATAGACGAAGCAGCTAAACATGGCATTAAAATAGAGAAAATTACTCTTACCAAAAATGGCGCATTATACAAATTCACAAATCTTAATGCGAAAGGTGTATAACATGAAAAGAATTAAACAAATACAAGACGCTTATATTGCAACTAGAAGAGGTAAAGTGGTTTTTGTTGCAGTAGGATGTGATAGCAAAGCAGAATCCGAATTATATAGTATACAATGGCCATTACCAAACCCAAATGCCACTAATATCATGGACATGGTAGATTGGAATATATACGAAATTTATAAACGTTGTGAAATATATGGCCACCTGTCTTATGAGCTACACCCTAAATATGAGGTTATCAATTTAAGAGGCGCTGTTAGGCATAAAGATGATATAGATTATCTTAAATTTGCCCAAGGATTAATAAAAAGCCATATGGGTTACTTGGAAAAATTGCTATTACATGGAGCAGCAATTAAACAAAAGCAACAGCATGTGGTAGCAAACTCTTCGCAAAATGACATACAACCAATGACTTTAAAAGGTAATATACAATGAAACAACAAAACAAATTCCAATTAAACTTAACAGATAATTATAGAGTCGTGCCAGATGATGAAATTGAGTATTGCGGCATCCAGGAGGGTTTTGAGTTAATTGAAGACGCAAATAAAAGAACTCAAGATGCATTAAATGAATGTTTAAACTTTGGTAAGGGAGCGCTATAATGAATACAGTAAACTTTTTAGAAGTATCTAATGATTTAGATAATTTATTGATTGACTACAAACATAGATTTGATAGAAAACTATTAAAAGCTCAAATACAAACGTTAATTACATCATGTAGGCTTGAATATCCTGATTTACATACCCGAAATGATACAAAATCTCAAGCTATTACAAGATTGATTATTAGTCTATATAGTATAAATCACTTATTAGACGCACGTAAATCCCAAGAGATCTATCAAAAATGCAAATATGAATGGCACTATATCCAGGGATTAATTTCTGGAGCAAATTTAGGAGAAACAAAATGACTAAATTAAAAAACACATTAGCTATTTTAAATGCAAATAGCAAATTATTTGTTGCAAATAGCAAATTATTTCATGAATGGCATTATGACTGGAGTACTGAATTTACTGAAGATGGTGAAGACCATTTATTGATAAAAGCTAAATTCTTTTTTGATGGTGCAGAGATTCATATTTGTGAATGGTTATGGAGGTTAGCCCCTAATGAACCTAATGCTACCAGAGCACACGAAGATACGTACTATGAAACTAAAGGATTTCAGAATCTAATTACAGAGATGGACGCACATCCGCACGCTGCTAGATTGGCTTATTATGCATTCATATCAGAATTTAACATAGCTTATAACTTAGCAGAAGGGAAATAATCATGCAAAGCTTTTATGATCGTTTAAGTGATCCTCAAGAATCAACAAGTCATCAAACTTATTTGATTGAACAAATGAAACTTTATATTGATAGTGCAAAACCATTTAATATTGCCAATGTACAGATTAAATTTGGTCTAGGATACAATAGAGCCATTAGTTTAATTAACTATTTTGTGAGAGAAGGGTCAATAATCAAAAATATTGCTGGTCAATACGTAAAAATACAACAAGGATTAACTTTTAATAATTTAAAAGGAATTAATTAAAATGATAAGCATTATTGACCCAGGAACAATAAGAGATATTTCTAATGATTTATTAATGCCAAATGGTAAACTTAAATTATTATCTTCTCTTGATTATGCTAAATATACAACCCAAGAACTACAATTATTTGGATATAAACATGCAAGATATGGTATTCCAACGATTGAACTCGTGGAATATATAAAAACTATTATTGGTGATAGATCAGCTATTGAAATAGGTTCCGGGCATGGTGATTTAGGTTATCATTTAGGTATACCAATGACTGATTCTAAAATACAAACCACTCTAGAAATTAAGGCTTATTATGAAGCTTTACGCCAACCACTTATTGATTATCCTGAAGATGTGGAAAAAATAGAGGCTTTAGACGCTGTTAAGAAATATAAACCTCAAGTTGTGGTAGGGAGCTGGCTAACAACATATTCAGCAGGCCCAGCAGAGTATGGTAGTTCTCCCGCTGGAATTAAAGAGGATGAAATTCTTAATCTAGTTGAGACATACATATTAGTTGGGAATCTTGATTCTCATGCGGATAAACCAATTCTTAAAACACATGGGGGTTATGAAAAAAAAGGTTCTTTTATAATCAGCCGTGCTAAGAATCCACAAAATAATAGAATATTTATAATAAAGGGTTAAAAATGAAAAATGAAGAAAAACGCATTATTAAAGAAATAGAAGGCGCATTCCTTACATTGAAATGCAGAATTGAAGAAATAACAGAAAAATGCTGTGATCTAAATAGGGATACTTTAGATTTTAAGATTAATAAATTAATGGAATTAGCTAAGCCCTTCAAAAATACAAATCCTTTACTATATCTTTGTGTAAATGGAATCGTATTAGAATGTAAATTGAAACAAGAAGAAGAGGAGAGTTATTAATGAATAAAACTAGAGAAACAAGACTAAACCAATATATATGTGAATGGTGTGAGGAAAATTCAGAAGAATCAAATATAAGTGAGCAAGAAATTCAAGATTTTGCTTATGAAAAAGGTGGAGATATTAAAGTTAAATCAATGCTATGCCAAGATTGTCACTATATGTATGATCAACAAATGGCATATGCAGCAGCTTGTTAAGGAGATAATAATGGAAATAATATGTTGTATTGTATCTACATTAACATATATAGCAATACTTTTAATAATAGCACTCATTAAGACGGGAGACCAACATGACTGAATATAAAGCCGGGACTGCAATTGAGCTTAAAGGTGATCATAATATTGAATGGGTGGAATTAACTGAACAACAAATACTAGACAAAACTATAGAATACTTGAATAAGTATAGTAATTGTTTTAAGAATTGGAGATCGCTAATAGAAGATCATCCATTGTATGGACCTCAAACATATATTGATTGTGAAATACATACTGAAACAAATGAAATTACAAAAATGGACTGTAACTTTAAATATTTATTAAAAGAAGAGGTTGTTTTAGAGTATTCAACTTACAATGGAAGAAAACTTGATGATTATTTTGTTATGAACTCAGAATTCCGCATAGCCTACAACATAATTAAAGATTTAGCACAGCACGGCACAAACGCACTTAGATAATTAACTTAATTTTTTGGAGATAAAATTATGGATACAGCAGTATTTTACAATAAAGAACATAACAAAATTGAAGAGCATAGTCTTAAAAATTTTGAACTCACACAGAAAGGTATCTTATTTATGAAATATTGGGGTTTTGAATTAACCTCAATTGATGGGCTTTGTGCCGAACAATGGCTTAAACAATTTGGACCACTTAAAAAAGCAGCTTAATTAACTATTCTTTGGAGAGAGAAAAATGTCACAATTAACAAATTTAAAATCAACTTTAATTCAATTTTATTTAGCGTGCGTAAAATGTAAATATTCGAGAATGAAAGATTTGGCAGCAGACTTTGAGATCGAGAATAAGCAATCACAACGAGCTTATGACTTGGGATTTAAATTAGCACATCAACGCTTGTTAAGAGAAGGGAAAAGTGTAGTATGAGTTGGAGTAAGACAGAGAAAGGTGATCATATTTTAATTTTATTAGAAGAAGATATTTATTTATATAAGGCCTGCATAAAAAATGTAAAACCATTGGGTTATGAACTAGATATATCATTAAAGATATTAAAAGGTAGGTATTCAAAGTATTCAGAAAATTATCGTCATGATTTTACGTCAAACGCTCATTGCAAAACCCTCAAACAAGCCATGCAATTAGAAGCCAAAATTAGATTAATTTTAATGGAGACGTATTTATGAGTGATAATTGGTTTAAAACTGATAAATGGCTAAAGAGGGGTAAGGATCGACAATTAGTAAAAAAACTAAAAGATTATTCTTACCATGCTGCTATATGCCTGGCTAGGAACTATTATAATGTTTACTGCGATCTATATGAAAATGGAAGGATAATATTTACTAATCGCTTTGCTTGTAATAAATTATCACATGCTAAAGAGATGGAACATTCAATTAGAATATCATTACTTAAAATTTTTAAAAGGAAATAAAAAATGAAAAAAAGTACACTAATCTTATCGGCAATTGCTATTATGGCAGTAAGCCTTAATGTAGGCTTGCTATTAACTCTCAATCAGCGAGAAATTGTTAGGAATGAGTTTAAAATGTTGCAATATAAAGTAGAGCCAGCATGTATTAATGGGGTTCAGTATTATGCGGTTGGCGATGGCAATGGGCTACATGCGGTAACTCCGGTATTCACTAAAGAGGGTAAACCAATTGAATGTAATTTTGAGGAGGGAAAATAATTATGTTAGTCGATGAAAAATCTTTTATTGCGGAAGCGGTTATTAATGGGAACAAGCAATACAGTGTTTTCTTAGCAAATGGAATTCGAGTTGCTACTTTCTATGTGTTGCAAGATGCTGAATTCTATATTAAAAATCAATTAACTGTGCAAGGTAAATAATATGAAAATGGAATATACAAACTCTAGTTTAGATGGAATCATCAGGATGCTTCAAACTATAAGAAAGGATAGAGGTGATTTGCCGGTTTTAGTCAAATTCAAGGAAGAGCTTTTGTTTTTAACACATTGCATGGTTATGGGAGAAGAAAATAATCTAGGGGTTGTTATCCAAGTAGATAATAAACCATTTAAATTAGAAATGGCCTCACATGAAACTCATTGATAGGTGCATAAGTTGTAACTATTTGGAGACGCAAATAAAGTATCTAGACTCACCCGTAAATTTATCAGAATATGGAAATAAATTTGCGGTACAATTTAAATATTACGAATATGAGTATCATCAATGTAATAAATTTGAAGTATTGGCAAATCTTAATGTTATTGATACAGTGGAAATTCGTAAACCTGAAGAGTTCGGATGTATTTTTTATGAAAGGAAACAATAATCAATGCAAGGCAAAAGAACCGATTTAGAATATGATAAAATAATAAAATATGTTATTAAAAAACAACCCATTTCAATAACTGATTTACATATTCATTTATGTGTAAAGTATGGATTGAAATTAACGAATAGTAGGAGCCATTTAATTAAAAGATTAGAAGATAAAAATTTAATTAAACGTATTGGTAAAAGATATGGCAATACTAGTGTATTTATTGGTATTACATAAAAAGGTGAAAGAGCCAAGGATTTGCACCTTGGACGATAACTATAGGCGTGTACCGACGCCTTGTTTTACTTTCTACTCCTGTGTTCTCACGACCTTGGCTATAGTCAGTTACTTACTTAAAAGTAGGTTTTCCCCAGCGGCAACCTGTAGAAACTAGTTTATCTGATTAACATTCCCTTCTCTGTCACTCTTTCATATTCAGTTATTTCCTTTTTGGAAAATACTCATCATTTTACACACAACTCATAACGGATTGAGATAAGGAAACACTTAACAAATTTTAGATTTATTTAATGTGTTATAAGCTGTGTACAAAATAATCATTAAAATATATTAATTTTGCCGCCGTTGATTTCTATTATATCTTTAAATAATTGTTCTACTATAGTTGTTACCATTAATTTAGCTCCAATTAAAGTATCACTAAATCCCCATTTGTTACCGTTTAAAAATATGTCCCATAATTGATCATTATGGGTACTTTTATTTTTGTCTAATTTAATATCCCATCTAAATAAAGATAAATCAGTATGATGAACATAGCGTTCTATTTCTATCCATTTTAACATCATGATAACAATCTCCAAAAAGGTGCAAGATGGTGTAGTAGGACAGGAGTCGAACCTGCATAGGTCATAGCCTAAAGTCTAGAATTCAGCTTTCACCAACTCGTCTACACCGAGTCCGCTTTCCCAGTATGCTGCATCTACTACATTGGTGCAAGATGGCTGGACTCGAACCAGCGTATAAATGATTAACTTAATCTGCATTTATAAAAAGAGCAACAACGATCTTTACTCACATTCCAATGAGCTACATCTTGCATAGGTGAGAAGATCCGAGAATTGAACTCGGCAAGCGTATATTTACATATACCATCCCTTAACTCTTTTCTTCCCATATTGTGGTATTTCTGAGCAGAATTGAACTGCTATTTTGCGGATGAAAACCGCATGTATTAACCACTATACGACAGAAATACATAAATAAACTCTCAAATATTTGCTTATGCGTTTATATTGACCGAATACACGATCCCGCAAAGAGGCTTAGAGAGTTTATATTCTATAAATCCTATTTATATAGATCAGTTTAGCTCTGCTTCTTTATCTGATCACGGTCGAGTATGAAGTTATCTCTGGAGACACCGTAAATAAAAAAGCCCCATAGAAAGATATACTTGACGGTAAAACTTCTGGAGCTTTTAAAAGTGGATAATTTCTTAACCACCGATTAAACTTACCGTCATGTTTAATCCGTGGTACGTGTATTAAATACATAGGGGTTAGCGGGATATGAATTGTCGCAGTCCTGATTTATTACACGTGCGCTATTAT